CAACGGGCTTGATCTATCTACTGACATACCTGTAGAACCAGTGTATACCGATCCTGAGTTGGCTGTCGAAGCCAAAAGAGGCTGGCCTGAATGACCCCTGCGGATATCATCACACAGGCACGGATACTGGTTCAGGACACCCGTGCGCCATACCGCTACAGCGACACCCTCATGCTCGGATGGGTGAACCAAACGCTGAAGCGGATGGTCGTGCTACGTCCAGACCTATTCTCTGTGATTGAAGATATCCCCACGGTACCGGGCGAGGTGCTGCAAAGCTGTCCAGCAGACTCCATGCGGTTGATAGAAGTCTTCCAAGTGCGGGGCGGTAACGCCCTCACGGAAACCAATCGGGAGTCGCTGGACCGCATTCACCCTAGCTGGGCGAATGATCCAGCAGGTATGCCGGTCAACTTCATGCGCCATGTACGCAGCCCGAACCGGTTCTTTGTATACCCGCGTCCCATAGAGGGCACGATCCTCGTCGCGGAGTATGTGCAGAGTCCTGTTGCCTACACGATCAATCAGACCATCGAGACACTCACCGACGTGTATCTCCCGGTTGTCGTCGACGGTGTGGTGTTTTTTGCGGAGTCCGTGGACGATGAGCACGTCAACTCAGGTCGCGCCAAGCTGTTCCAAGACTCGTTCAATCAGGTTCTGGCCACCGGGCTACAGACGCGCACCGTCACTGACACTGAAGAAGGCGGGCTTAATCCGAAGCAGGTGATCTGATGGCCGACCGTGAGTTCTCCTCACTCATTCCTCGCGTGAGTGTAAGCGTACCGGGTTGCCCGAACCCACTGATCGAGAGTGCTATTCGCAATGCGGCGATCCGCACATGTGAGCGCACGTTATATTGGCGACACGCAGAGCCTCCGTATGATCTGACCCCAGCGGTGCACCAGTACTTCTACCGGAAACCGGTGAATGCTGATGTTCATGCTGTGTTCGACGCGGCTGTCAATGGCTCCCCGCTGGACCGTGTTACTCTGGAGGATGCGCTTCTCCGGTACCCCGCATGGGCAGACCTCTACAGCGGTGTACCCTACGAGGAACTGTGGACCGCGACAGGGGGGTTCAACGGCGACGAGTTCAACACCAACACCTTCAACGGTGGCTCGACGTTTACTGTCACCGAAGAGGCGCTGGCTAAAACCAGTGATCCCCGGGTATTTACGCAGCTATCGCCGGATAGGTTCGTCGTGTTGCCCGCCCCCAGTGATGAGAAGCCGTTCACCCTTCGGCTTATCTATGCCCTAAAACCCATGCGTGATGCCACCGGTATGGCGGAGTATCAGTTCAACGAACTGGAGGACGCGATCTATCACAGCGCGCTACAGGAACTGCTAGTCGTACCTAGTCAAGCGTGGAAGGATTACGAGTTGGCGGCATACCACGCCAAGCAGTATACATACTGCGTGACTGAAAGACGCGCTCGTGCTAACATCGGAAACATGCGAGGGACTATGCGCGTCCAAATGGTACCCTTTGGTTGACGGAGTTAGCAGATGGCGGTTAAACTCAAGAACAATGCTAGGGGGTTCCTCAGTGTCGCTATCGCTGCGAACACCACCCAGATTGTTCTGACTACCGGCACGGGCGCATCGTTTCCGGTGCTCTCCGCTGGTGATAACTTCTCCGCTACCGTAGTGTCTGCGGATGGTCTTTTTGAGATCGTAAACGTCACAGCGCGTTCTGGAGATATCCTCACTGTCGCGCGTGGCGCTGAGAGTACGGTAGCTAAATCGTTCGACGTAGGCAGTCTTGTAGAACTCCGGGTCACCGTCGGCAACATTGCCGCGAATATCGTCGACGAGAAGCTGTTCCGGGATTACCGTCCCGGTGACGCCCCTAACAACTTCACCCTTACGGGTGGCGCGGTAACAACCAGCCTTAACGGTAACGTCTATCGCTTTCAGGGGGCCGGTACGGCCTACATGATCGACAGCGTCCCGCTGGAGCCGAGCCAGACCTACACATTCCGGGTTGCGTACCAGCGGTTCAAAGATAGCGGCGATCCTGCCAATGATGGTATTACCGCTGGTATCGACTGGTACAACGGCTTCGGCAACAAGATTGGCCAGACGGTTGTTCACTCGGACAACACGCTGCTGGTCAGTTCGCTTCTGCGCCAGTTTGAGTACTCGCTTGGGTTCCCCGGCGGGAACGTGTTCGATGTCTATATCCCAACGTCTGCGCGCTACGGTATCTCATGGTACCGCACTTTTGGTGCAGGTTGTGAGACTGATCTGGTAGTAGTCGGGCTGCGGGAAACACCGACGCCGACAGCACTGGTCGTGTCGGCTGCGGACCTTGTTGTCCCAAACAACTTCCAGTGGCCAGCGGGCAGCATCCCTACGGGCGCGGGTCTCGCGGACTCATACACTGTTGCGCGCACCTTCTACGTCACCATGAGCGGCAATAACGCCAACGCTGGGACAAGCCTCGCTGTACCATTTGCCACTGTTGGCGCGGGTCTCGCAGCGGCTGCTGCTACAGGTCAGTCGTGCGCAGTGATCGTGCACCCGGGCGAGTATATCGTGCAGCCCGATACGGTCATTCCAACGAACTGTGCCCTGTATGGGTTTGATCTGCGCGTGACCAAGTTGCGACTACCGAATGGTCTGAGCCAGAACAATATGTTCCGCCTGACCAGCGGGTGCAAGGTGCGCGGTTTCACGTTCACTGGCCTTCAGCATGAAAGCCCACCGGATTATGCCACGACGACGCTGGGTATGGCGGCTGTCGCCGCGTATGGGTACTTCACGGTTGCGACAGTGCTCTACCGCAAGGTCAATGGAGCACTCACTGTAGCAGGGCACGACTACCCTCCGGAGAAGGGGTTTGCGTTCGTGTTCAACCCGGGTGCGTTCATTACCCGGTCGCCGTACATCTCTGACTGCTCGATGCTGCATGACTTCACTTACGACCAGATGACGCTGCCGATTGACCGCACAACAGGTAACCCGCTCATGCCGCGCGGCGGGGGCAATCTGCGCGCTGATGGGTCTGTGCTGGCCCCCTCGTCTGTTCTACGGTCCGTCGTCGTCGACTCGTTCACCGCGATCAACCCCAACGGTTATGCCTACCTAATGGTGCGCAATGCCTTCGTGCAGTTGGTGTCGGTGTTCTCGAACTGGAGCCGGTACGGCCTGTGGTGCCATGACGGCGGGCAGGTCACTGTCGCTAACTCCAACTCCACCTTCGGCGACTACGCACTGGTCTCGACTGGGTTCCGTTATACGATTCAGATCGCCGATCCCGTCGGCCAACCGCGCGGCGTCTATGTAGCAGCGGCTGACGCTGTCGCTGAGCAGCGGTCTATCATTGTAGAGGAAGTTTACGCACTCCTCGCGGATGAGTTCGTCGAGGTGCAGAACTTCACCGAAGAGCAGGAAGCGTTCACACGGCAAGACCTTAACACACTGCTGCGTGAACTTTCGGACGATCTTCGCTCTGGTCAAGATCGCGGGTCGCAGTTCTTTGTCAAAGGTCTTTTCGATTGGAACGCGCAGTACTTTTTTGCATCGAGTCTGCTGCCGATCTTTCTTGCTAGCTACGACTACACCTTCGACCGCATCATGGCCCGCTGCTCTCTGACTAGCCCTGCGGAGGCCATGCTGACTTCGCTGATTGCACTCATCAAGACTAACGTCGCGACCCCGCCACAAGTTGGGTTCCCGTCTGTCGTCGAGGCTACTGGGCAGCAGTTCAGTTACGTCGGCTCCGGCGTGAACTTTAATTCACTACCGTACTCTCAGCGAGGTACCGGTCTGGCAGGTGATCCTGCGCTGGTTAACCTGAAGATCAACGGTGGACGTATCTACGCGACCTTCTCGACCGAACGGGGTGATACCTATCTCGGCGACGACCTCCGCGTGGATTTTGAACGCGGGACTGTTGAAGGTCAGGCGTTCTCGCGCGGTGTCCAGAACATCACACTTCCACTTATTCAGGCTCTCGGAGGCTGACACATGATCACGATTACTACTCCCCGTCCGCCACTGAACTTGTTCAATGTCAACCGCATTCAGGTGCCGTCGTTCTACACGACGATCTTGGATGTGCCGAACTACCTGATCCCGGTGAACGGCCCCAACCCGCAGCGCACGGTACAGGCGGTGGCTTTGCTTACGTCGCTGATCGTGGCGAACAACTCAAGCGCAACGATACAATTCTCGATGCAGGTGTTGGATGGCAGCAGCGTCACGTGGCGGATTCTAAATCAGATGGATATTCCGCCGAACGATTTTGCACTGATTGAACTAGGTAAGCAGAACCTACCCAGCGGCGACCGATTACAACTCAAGTGCGAAAACTTCCAAGGTGCTGTTGCTAGTCTGTCCTATGTGCTAAACCAGCGCGAGGAGTTCGTCACACTATGAGCAGCGTGAAGTTCGCCTCCGGGCGTGAGCGTTCAGCCGGACAGTCGTTGCGGTACGCGACACCTATCGCCTTGTCTACGATTGGGTATGAGGGCGCGGTCGTGGCTGGCGAAGACAACCTGATGCACTACAGCACAGGCGCAGCATGGGTGGCACTGGCCCCGGTGCTGTCCACCCTCATCGACGCCGGTAATGCGGAGACGAATTACACTGGCGGTGCTCGTATCGATCTTGGGAGTGCGCAGCCGTGACCATTAGCGCGTCGATCTTTCAGCTTTCTTTGCGCGGTGATACACTTGCGCGATGGACCTCGTTTAACCCGGTCCTCGCCAACCGCGAGATGGTGCTGGAGACGGATACTAATAAGTTCAAGATCGGCAATGGCGTCACGGCATATCTGAGCCTGCCCTATGGCGGCATCGTCGGCCCCACTGGCCCGCAGGGTACGTCAATCAATCTCAAAGGCACCGTTGCCACTGTTGGTAATCTCCCACCCACGGGTAACGTCGTCAACGACGCCTACATCGTCACGGCAGACGGCGACCTATATGTGTGGACCGGTTCCGCGTGGTCTAACGTCGGTCAAATCGTTGGGCCTATAGGTCCCACTGGCGCTGTCGGCCCGACTGGCGCTGTCGGCCCAACGGGTAGCACTGGCCTAACCGGACCCACGGGCGCGACTGGCCCTGCTGGCGACGTAGGAAACTTCGGCCCGACCGGTCCGACCGGTAGCCTTGGAAGTACTGGTCCAACAGGTCCTACCGGCCCGCAGGGTGATGCTTCAACTGTTCCGGGTCCCGGGGGACCCACTGGCCCCCAAGGTAGTGCCTCTACTGTAGCTGGTCCAACAGGTCCCACTGGTCCGCAGGGTATCCCCGGCGACGTGGGTAATCTTGGTCCCACTGGTCCTACAGGCGCGGCTAGCACTACCGCTGGCCCGACCGGGCCGCAGGGTGCTGGTGGTCCCACTGGTCCAACGGGTACCGCTGGCCCCACTGGTACAAACAGCATTATCTACACCGATGTAAAAACAAGCGCGTTCACCGCGTCGTCTGGTCAAGGTGTGCAAACAAACACATCTGGTGGGGCGTTTGCTGTTACGCTTCCCGCCACGCCTGCGGCTGGCGATCAAGTAATCGTTACCGACGCCAACGATTCATGGGCGACCAACAACCTCACTGTCATCCGCAATGGTTCAACCATTGAGGGATTGGCAGAAGACCTCACCTGCGACATCTCCGGGTTAAGCGTCCAGTTGATATACACTGGAACAACGTGGCAGGTGTACGCTCAGGTTGGTGCAGACGACACCAATGTCCTAACGGCGGCTGCGATTGGCGTAACCGTACAGGGTTATGATGCCGATCTCCAAGCCGTTGGCGCACTGACAGGAACATCCGGTCTACTTCAAAAGACCGCCGCCAATACGTGGACGTTGAACACCACAACCTTTGCCCCGCTTGCCTCTCCGACATTCAGCGGCACCGTCTCGGATGGCCTGGGCAAGCTCCGTGCTATCCCGCAAACAGGCGCTGCCAAGACTGGCAGCTATACGTTGACCACAGGTGATGTGGGTACGTTCGTCAACGTCGGTACCGGCGGTAGCGTGACGATCCCGGATGCTACGTTTGCTGCTGGTGATGCTATTTCGATCTATAATGATACAACAGGCAACATCACTATCACCTGCTCGATCACGACTGCTTACATCGGTGGAACTAATACAGATAAAGCTACAATGACGTTGGCTACCCGTGGCGTAGCCACGATCCTGTTTATCAGCGGAACGGTCTGCGTCGTCTCTGGAAATGTCACCTAATGTCGGGCATTATGTTAGCCTTGCTCGGTGGGGCCAGTGCGCCACCCGCATTGCCGGGACAGCAGGCTTTCACAACTAATGGCACGTTTTCGTGGGTCGCCCCCGCTGGTGTGACTAGCGTATGCGTGGTTTGTGTCGGGGGCGGAGGTGGTTGGGGCGGCGGTAATCCAAGTTATCCGTGCGGCGGAGGTGCCGGTCTTGCGTACAAAAACAACATCGCTGTAACACCCGGCGTATCTTATACTGTAGTGGTCGGTATTGCTGGTTTGTCACAAGGAAGTGGGGGTAATAGCAGTTTTAATAACGGGGTGATAACTGTTACTGCGACCGGCGGACAAGGTGGCCTTCAGGGCCGTGCGGGGGGGTCTTTTTCTGACATTTATGATGGCGGAGGCACCGGAGGCACCGGAGGCCGCAGTAACTTTAACGGAAGTAGCCGAACTACTATTGGCGGCGGCGGCGGTGCGGGCGGTTATGCTGGAACTGGGGGCGTCGGGGCCGACGTTGTTTCTGGCACTACTACGGGGACGGGAGGGACTGGAGGTGCAGGAGGCGGCGGCGGACGTGGTTATCCGGGCGGAGGCGTGGGTCTGTTGGGTCAGGGTACCAGTGGGGGTGCGGCCACTGATAACCCCGGCGTTGCCGGTTCAGGAGGTTCTGGTAGCCTCTATGGCGGCGGCGCAGATGCTTGGGCTGGTGTTGCTGGTGTTGGTGCTGTCCGCATCATCTGGGGCGAAGGACGCGCCTTCCCTTCAACTAATACGGGGAACCTCTAATGGCTAATCTCTCTAACATCATCACTCCGTCGAACGTCCTTACAGCGACGAACACGCAGACGATTGCAAACAAAACGATCTCATTCTCTAGCAACACGCTGACGGGGGTGGCCCCTCTTGTGTCTCCGACGTTTACCGGCACGGTCGCGCTGCCTTCCGGTACTTCACTAACAGCCCCTGTTCTCGACGGGGCAGTCTCTACTACTGGGTCGGTGCGTCAGACGGCGACGGCGGTAGCCGCGCTTGATGTTGATTGTTCTGCTAGCAACTACTTCACCAAGACGATTGCAGCAACCAGCACCTTCACGTTCAGCAATCCTCCGACCAGCGGCACGGCTTACGCCTTCACGCTTGAGGTCGTTCACACTAGCGGCACGATCACATGGCCTGCCGCTGTAAAATGGCCCGGTAATACCGCTCCGACGCTGACGACCAGCAGAACGCACCTGATTACGTTCGTAACCGATAACGCTGGCACGACTTGGTACGGCGTTCCGCAAACCAACTACTTGGTGTAAGTCGATGGATAGCGTATCTCGCGCATTGCTGATGGTGGGTGGGGGCGGTCCTTCGGCGGGGCAAGCGGCGTATACCACGGCAGGGACCTTTTCGTGGGTGGCTCCTGAGGGGGTAACTTCTGTGTCTGTCGTTGTAGTAGGCGGTGGAGGCGGTGGCGGTTTCGGCGGGACAGACGTCGGGTACTCCGGCGGTGGAGGCGGCGGTGGCGCGCTCTCGTACAGCAATAACATTTCAGTCACTGCGGGTACGAGCTACTCTGTAACTGTGGGTGCCGGAGGATCGGGCGGTTCCTCATTTATCGTAACGGGAGGTACTGGCGGGTCTAGTCTTTTTAGCTCTGTAGTTTCTGCTGTAGGTGGTGGGGGCGGTCGTGACTACGGCTCGCAAGGCTCTGGCGGCGCAGCTTCTTCCGGCACTGGGGTGGTAAGAAACAGTGGTGGTGAAGGCGGTGCTGCTAGCTACCAAGAGGCTTGTGGAGGCGGTGGCGCTGCCGGTTACACTGGTAACGGCGGGCGCGGCGGCGGCTACTTTTATAACGCCGATCCGGGAGCAAGCGGCGGCGGTTCAGGCGGCGCTCGTGGTGTTTCGGGAATGAGCGCCGGCGGTGGGGGCGGTGGTGCGTCACTTCTTGGTGCCACTATAACACCGGCTGCTCCTACTGCTAACACGGGCCAAGGCGGTCCGGGCGCAGGCGCTGCGGGCGCACCCGGCTTCGCCAACTCGAACGGCGCTACTGGCGGCGCTGTTGGCGGCGGAGGTTCCGGCGCAGCCTACAATCGCACAGGTGGTCTCGGAGCAGCCGGCGGGGTCCGTATCATCTGGCCCGGTACAACACGAGTTTTCCCATCCACCAATACAGGTAACCTTTGATGACCATGTTCATTCAACTCGTTGATGGCCAGCCTGTTGGCCATGCTATCGTGGAAGACAACTTCCGCGCGTTGTTCTCGAACACCAGCTTCTCTTGGCCGTTCGTCCCAGAAGACATCGAGCCGCTGGGCTTCGGCCTGTATGACTTCAGCAACCAACCTGATCTCGCCACGTTTGAAAAGGCCGTCGAAGTCACGCCGGTCAAGGACGAGTATGGCCGCTGGCGGCAGACGTGGGCGGTCCAACCTATGGCCTTAGGCGAAGTTGTCGCCCGCACTGAGCAGGAATGGACCGCTGTACGCAATCTGCGCGGTTGGAAGCTGGCCAGCACGGATTGGACGCAGATTGCCGACGCCCCACTGACTGACGAGCAGCGAGTTGCATGGTCCGCCTATCGCCAAGACCTGCGCGACGTGCCAAACACGCAGACCGACCCATTTAATATCACTTGGCCAACCTCGCCGTTGTGATCTAACGTGGGTGGCAACTCGGGCGGAGGCACCCCATGAAGATCGCAATCTACGCTATCAGTAAGAACGAAGAAGAGTTTATCGAGCGTTTCTGCGCGTCCGCGCAGGACGCCGACCTCGTCATGATTGCCGACACCGGCAGCACAGATGATACCGTTGCTAAAGCCCGTGAACATGGCGCTGTGGTGCACGACATCTGCATCACCCCTTGGCGGTTTGATAAAGCGCGTGATGCTGCGTTGGCGCTGGTGCCCCGTGATATTGATGTGTGCATCAGCCTCGACCTCGATGAGGTGATGGAGCCGGGATGGCGTGAGGAGATCGAACGTGTCTGGAAAGAAAACACGACGCGGCTGCGGTACAAGTTCGACTGGGGTAGCGGCATCAGTTTCTACTATGAAAAAATCCATGCGCGCCATGGCTATCACTGGCACCATCCATGTCATGAGTACCCGCGTCCCGATGGTCGCATCAAAGAAGTCTATGCACACACCGATGTGTTGCTGGTCAGCCATCATCCCGACCCTAGCAAAAGCCGAGGGCAGTATCTCGATCTGCTAGAGTTGTCGGTAAAAGAGGACCCGGCCTGCCCGCGCAACGCCTTCTACTACGCCCGCGAACTAACTTTTTACAACCAGTGGGTGGACGCTATCGTTGCGCTGCTGAAGTACCTCGATAATCCGCAGGCGAACTGGGCGAATGAGCGGTGCTATGCGATGCGGTTACTGGGGCAATCATATGCCAAACTGGGGCAGCAGGACACAGCGCGCAAGTGGTACCGGAAGGCCACCGTCGAAGCACCGAACACACGCGAACCTTGGGTTGAACTCGCCGATCTGGCATACCAAGATCAGGACTGGCAGGCATGTTATGATGCTGCTGCACAGGCACTGGAGATCAAGGACAAAGCCTTGGTCTACACCATGGACCCGACCGTGTGGGGGGCAAAGCCCCATGATCTTATGGCCATTGCTGCATTCCACATTAACGAGTATAGTGGTGCCGTGGAGCAGGGCGAGTTGGCTTGTCAACTTGAACCTACTAACGAACGACTGAAGAATAACCTTGCCTTCTATCGGGCCAAGCTGGAGGCATAAAGCCGATGCCGATAACTCCGTCATCCACCATTGGGTTTGCATTGCGTGGCGATACGCTCGCGCGGTGGACGACGTTCAACCCGGTTCTTGCCGACCGCGAACTTGTGTTGGAGACAGATACTAATAAGTTCAAGGTTGGTAACGGGACTAGCGCCTACCTCGCCCTTCCATACGGCGGAGTCGTCGGTCCTACCGGCCCCGTGGGTACGAACGGTCCCACGGGACCTACGGGTGCAACTGGTCCTACCGGTGCACAAGGTGCTCAGGGCACGTCGATCAACCTCAAAGGAACTGTCGCTACCGTCGGCAACCTCCCTCCGACAGGTAATACTGTCAACGACGCCTACATCGTCACTGCCGATGGTGACCTCTATGTGTGGAGCGGTTCGGCATGGAATAACGTCGGACAGATCATCGGTCCTCCCGGCCCGACTGGTCCTGCCGGATCAGGTTCCACTGGGGGTATTGGCCCAACAGGTCCTACCGGCCCGCAGGGTACGGCTTCTACTGCTGCGGGGCCAACCGGTGCAACCGGTCCCCAAGGTGGAGGTCCCACTGGTGCCGCAGGTCCCACTGGACCCTCGGGTCCACAAGGTATATCTGGCGGCGGTCCAACGGGGCCGACAGGCGCACAGGGTGCAGCAAGTACGGTCGCTGGTCCGGCAGGTCCCACTGGTCCCGCTGGCGCTACTGGTCCTACAGGTGTGGGTCCTACTGGTCCCGCTGGCGCTGCCGGTGGTCCTACTGGTCCTACTGGTTCCGGCGGTGCAGGTCCTACCGGTCCTACAGGTGTAGGTCCTACAGGTCCTACTGGCCCTCAAGGTCCCGCTGGTGGTCCTACCGGTCCCACGGGTGCAGGCCCCACTGGTCCTACTGGTGCAGCTAGCACGGTCACTGGTCCGACAGGTCCAACAGGCGCGCAGGGTGTCACTGGTCCGACCGGCACGTCCGGCGCAACTAGCGTTTTCGCGAATGTATACCAGAATCCAACTGCGTTTTCGGGAGACACGGCATACGTTAATGTGTCAGGGCGAACTGCTTATGTTGTAATAGTAGTGGAAACGACGGTACCTGCCGGTAATTTTGGTAATACCTACATACAGGTCACAACCCCCAACGGCGGGACATCTTACGCAATGGACGCGAGGTTTCATCAGAACTCATCTGGGTCCTCGTTCAGCTATCCAATTACTCTTAGCGGAGTGGTCCCTGCCGGATGGTCAGTGCGATGGTCGCGCGAGGGCGCGGGTGTGGGTGGTCCGTCTGCTGGGCTGCTGTCGGTGTTCGCCTGATGCAGTCCAAACCTCTCTACGAATCTACCCGCGACTTACACCATGCGTGTGAGGCGCACCCACTGGGTCAAACCATGTCCAATGCCACAGTCTCAGATCAAGACTGGTGCGACTGGCTGGGTGTGCTGCATACACTCCATGTAGCCATTGACCCGTGGGTCCCGCCCTATGTGCAGGTAGCCGGGGAACTAACGCTCGACCTTATCGACATGCTGCCGCTTGTACCTACACCTGTGCAGGCAGCGAGACAGTTTGTAGCTACACTCACAACCCCCGAGCGTATCGGTGGCGCAGCCTATGTGCTGGTCGGCGCGCATCGTCGCGGTGGGCGTGTGATGGAGAAGCGGTTTGCCGAGGCAGGCCGAGAACTCCCGAAGCGGCACGTCCGCTTTCACAACCCGGCAGAGGCCGAAGCATTTGTGCAAGCACTTCGGCTTAAAGGTGCACTGACCGATGCGGCCAGAGGAACCTTCCAGTGTCTTCTCGACGCCATGGAAGAAATTGATACTCGTCGACAGGGAAAGTAGACTGTGGATCAGACGATTATCAACTGGCTATTCGCAGGGTTTGGGGCGTCCATCGGTTGGATTCTCAAAGTTATCTGGGATGCAATCCGCGACTTGAAGGACGATCTGCGTTCCATCGAGAAGGATTTGCCGGAGGTCTACGTGCGTAAGGACGACTTCAAGGATGCGATCTCGGACATTAAGACTGACTTGCGCGACATACGCCACGATATGAAAGCCGGTTTCAAGCACGTCGATGACACACTGAACGTACTGTTCGAAAAGCTCAACAAGAAGGAAGACCGTAATGCCCGCTAAATATGTCGGCCCCCGGACCACTGAGCCTACAATGACGTTCAAAAAAGGCGGCATGGTGTTCAAGCCATGCGCGAAGTGCCCATCGCCAGCCAAGTGCAAAGCTGCTGGCAAGTGCCTGCTGAAAGCCAAGAGCAAGAAGTAATGCCCAATCAACACACTGATCTCGCGGCTATCGACGCCGAGCGGATCGCCGTGTGGGAAGCGTGTGGGCGCAATCAGCAGGCCACTGCCGACAAACTAAACTGTACTCGCAGTGCAATCCAAAAGGCCCTCAAGCGCACTTTTGGTGCTGACTTTGTGACTGCCAGTTTAGCGCATCAGGCAACAGTTGCTGAGCCTCTGCCGCCGTCGGACCTACCGTTTGGCGAGCGGCTGGCAACCATGAAGGCGCGGAACAATCTCCGCATCAATCACGCCCGCGCTGCATCATGGCAGACTGTGCGGGTTCCGATCTCCGGGCCATACGGAATCTGTTGGTTTGGCGATCCGCACCTTGACGATCCGTTCTGCGACCTCGACAGTGTGGAGCGTCATGCCCGCATCTGCGCCGAGACCGAGGGCATGTACGGCGCGAATGGCGGCGATAGCATCAACAACTGGGTCGGTCGGCTGGAACGGCTCTATGGCGAGCAGTCGGCCACGGTGTCCGAAGGCTGGGAACTAGTCGAATGGCTGTTGAAAGATTTAGGTGTCCGGTGGCTGATTTGGCTGCTCGGGAACCACGACACGTGGAATACCGGCAAGCGCATCTTCGAGGGCCTCAACACCAACCGCATCCTGATGCGCGACTGGGACGCCAAACTGAAACTGGTGTCGCCAGATAATTCAGACGCTACAGTTTGGGCGCGGCACAACTTCAAGGGTAGCTCGATCTACAACGAACTGCACGGCCTGAAACGCGCGGCGATGATGGACGAACACGCCGACATCTACGCGGCGTTTCATATCCACACGTTTGCGACTGGCAACGTCGAGCTACCCGGCGGGCGCAGGGCTTGTCTGGTGCGGGCGCGTGGCTACAAAGATGCGGATGATTACGCCCTCAAAGGCCAGTTCACGGAGCAGCGCGACGGGCAGTCGGTGGTGACAGTCGTGACGCCACGCCCCGGCCAGCGCCCGCTGGTACAGGCGTTCGATAACGTCGAGATGGCGGCAGATTTCCTCACGTTCCTGCGGCAGAAGGAATAGCATATGAGCATCGTTCTAGGCCCGCGCTCGCTATCACGCCTTCAGGATGTGCATCCCGATCTAGTGCGTGTCGTAAAGCGCGCGGCGGTCATGTCCGATCTGGACTTCACGGTGCTAGAGGGACGGCGGACGCTGGCGCGGCAACAGGTGCTGATGAAGAACGGTGCCACCAAGACGCTGAACTCGCGTCACCTGACTGGCCACGCTGTCGATCTTGCGCCAATGGTAGGCGATGGCGTATCTTGGGACTGGCCTCTGTATCACCGGCTGGCTAAGATCATAAAGGCCGCTGCTTTGGCCGAGAGTGTCCCGCTCGTTTGGGGCGGCGACTGGCGAACTTTCAAGGACGGCCCGCACTGGGAATTGCCTTGGAAGTTATACCCGAAAGGAACTTAAACATGTCTATCGTAAACTTCGTTCTGAACCGCTTGAAAGAACCATCGACCTACGCGGGCCTATCGGGTCTGGCGCTGGCGCTCGGCGTCTCCAGTGATCTCTATGCTGCTGCGGCTTCAGCCATTGCTGCCGTCGCTGGCTTGATTGCTATCGTCTTGGCAGACCACGCCGAGTGATCCGGCTCCTGTCGTCCCTGTTGGCTCTGATCGAACGGGCATTCGCGTATTTTGACCGTGAGCATTGGATAAAGCAGGGACGGCAGGAAGTCATAAAGGAGACGGCTGATGTTGTGGAAAGCAAGATTGAACTGGCCGATGCGACTGTCGCTGTGTCTGATCCTGCCCGTGATGAGCGGCTGCGCAACCGCTTTGACCGGACTCGTACCACTCGATAGCTATTGTGCTATCGCCCAACCACTGGGGTACGACGGCATCAGAGACACACCGGAGACGGTAGCGGTAATCGAGGCGCACAACTCTAAGTGGGTGTGTCTGTGCGATTCAGACTGTCCCCAGAAGGGAACTTAGGTTAAGGTAATACCATGGCTGGCGTCAAGATCACAACCTTCCTCGGCATTGCGCCGAAGGTATCTCCGGAGTTGCTGCCGGATACTGCCAGTCAGATTGCCAACAACTGTAAGCTCTACTCGGGTGATCTGATCCCGTACCCGCAACCCGTGATCACCGACAACTGCGGGCGTACTGGCGTAATCCGGACTCTCTACGCCTTGCGTGATAGCGGAGGGGCCTACAAGTGGTTGTCATGGTTGACCGATGTGAACATCGCTATCGTGACCGCGTCTGAACTGGACGACCAACGGTTCTACTACACAGGGGACGGCGTCCCGAAGGTGAGCAACTATCTGCTGGCTACCACGGGTGTCGGTGCCTACCCCATTGGGTACTACGACCTCGGCCTACCGCTTCCGACTGAGAAGCTGACAACAGAAGTGACTGAGTTTGCCACCGAGACTACGGTGAGCTACGCGCGTGATGTCAACAACACGGCCACGATTGTAACGACTACCCCTCACGGTCTGCGTGACGGTGCGAGCGTCACGATCACGGGCTTCACGTTCATGGGCGGGACGTACTCTCAGTCGTCCTCGACTGTCACAATCAGCATCAGTGGCCATGGCCTATCAGACGGCGCGTCTGTCACCCTAGAGTTCACATCTGGCGGCAACGCCGGAGACAACCCACGTCCGGCAAACGGCAGCTACGTTATCTCGGGTGTAACCTCGGGGACCTTCACCATCACGGTCCCAACAATCGAGAGTCTGACCGGCGGCGTCCGCATGGACATCCGTACCTTCAACGCGACAAGCACCGCGATCACAGTGGTGAACGACACGTCGTTCACCTACTTCAGCCCCGGACCCAGAGTCACGACGACGACCAACTACTCAGGTCGGGTCGACTTAGGTAGCCCTCCGCAGTCGCGCTCGTATGTTTTCACATGGATGACGCCATGGGACGAGGAGTCAATTGCGTCCGACCCCTCTACTGATATCTACGTCAAGGATGGGGTGATCGTCACGATCCCTGACCTACCCACTGCGAAGCCGGAGGGGAACAACTTCGTCCGTGGTGTTCGACTGTATCGCACTCTCGCTACAGCGGGGGATGCGGAGTACTTCCGACTCAAGACCCTGTGGTTCCCTACGGCGCTGACCTTGGTGCAGCGCACAGCGAACGTATCGCGAGTGACGCTGGCCTTCCCGCACAATCTCGGCATCGAAGATCGGTTCAAGATTTCAGGCTGCTCACAGGCGTCGTTCGATATCTCCGGTGGTATCGTGACTGACATCGTCGACGACTACACGTTTGAGTATGCGCAGACGGCGGCGAATGTTGCCAGCACAACCGTGGCCGCAGGCACCATGTTCATGGATGTGAGCGAGGACCAGACTACAGACACGGCGCGCTACTGGGGCGACGGTGGTAACTATGCTTTCATCGACGACTTCGATCCACTGAACTTGGCCGACGTGCTCGCGTCCGATGAGTATGATGCACCACCGAACGACTTGCAGGGGGTGATCGCTGCACAGAATAATATCCTCGTCGGCTTTGTGGGTAACAAGCTGTATCTCTCGGAACCCGGGAGGCCCCACGCATGGCCGCAGCTTTATGCCAAGACGTTTGAGTACAACATCGTAGGGCTTGCGCTGACCAATGGCTCGATCCTCGTTCTGACTGAGGGCTACCCATACATCTTACAAGGCAACGACCCAGCGGTCATAACTGTCCAGCGTGTCGATGTTCTGTACCCTTGCCTCAACCGCAAGGGTATCGTCTCCATGAACTATGGAGTTATCTGGCCGTCTCATGATGGCATGGCTGTGTATTCTACCGGTGGCGGTCCGATGCTCGCAACCAAGACGAACTTCAACAATGATACATGGAGCGAGGAGCTTGACCCCTCTACCGTTGTCGGCGCGTTCTACGGTGATGCTTATCTAGCTTCGCACTCTACGGGAGGGTTCACTTTCGAACCAGTTCCATCGGTAGGAGGGCAGTATGTCAACCTAGACTACAGCTTCTCTGCCTCTTGGTACGACCCTGTAGCTGGACATCTGTTCTACGTCGACGGCAGCGACGGAGACATCTATCAGTGGGATGATCTAACACAGCCGCCGTCTGTACAGACTTGGAAGTCTAAGGTCATCAAGACCAAGGACATGTTGAACCTCGGTGCCGCTCGGGTAATCGCCGACTACACATCTATCACCACGCTGTGGAATGCTGCCACACAGCAGTGGCAGAGCGAGACGATGCTGTGGTCTGCGGGGGATGAAGTCACGTTCAAACTCTGGGTCGACAAGGCGCTTATCTACGAGTCTTCGCTGAACAGCGGCACTGTGTTCCGCCTCCCTACGGGGTATCGCTCGGATACCTTCGAAGTGAGTGTGGAAGGTACAGTCCGTATCCGTGCTATCCACCTCGCAGAGACCCCCACTGGGTTGAGGGAAGCATAGTGGCTAGGTTCACCGCAATCCCACAAATCCCGCAGACTGATGTCTCGCCGTGGCAGTACATCACCTTGTCGGCACTGAAAGAGAACGTCGAGCTACTCACTGGTACGCGCGGCGAAGTTGATGGTGCCAGTCAGGCAATAACCAAGGGGGGCGTTACTATAACTGGTGCCCCAGCCCAGACCATGCAGCGGGTAACGGCACAAGGCGCAGGTTTTAGTGTTGGTAGCGGAGCGGTTCCTACGTTGGGAGACTACACTCTCCTTGTTAGTAATGTACAATCACTGGCGAATGATGTAGCGTCTCTGCGAGCTACACTGAACGCGCTGATCACGCAGTTACGAGGGTAATATGGACAATCCGATCATGGCGATTCTGGACACTCAGCGCGGTAGTACCGCAGCGTCCACTACGTCGCTCGACCTACCACCTGCGCTGCTGAGTATCCTATCTCAGCCCGCCCCGGGCGCGGCTCCTACCTCGGCGGCTCAACCCCCGATGACCTCGGTCGCTGGTCTGTCCAGCGGTATGGGTACTACACCTCCGGGTGCCGCAGCAGGCCCACGACCACTCCCGGCCTATCAGGACGGCGGTATGATTGGTACTGGTGGCACTCCGATGCCACCAACCGCTGGTGTCTCGCCGTCAACCCCGCAGGGTCCAATCGACCCCAAGGTTATGGACGCACAGACAGATCAGTTCGTGTCCCAGAACCCGCAGCAGGTTGAGGAAATCCGGCAGATGGTGCTACGCGCCATGCAGATCGGGGAACTGACCCCGCAAGAACTAAACATGATGGTGCAGTTGACTTCGGTTGCCGCTGGTAACCCGGATATGTACCCTCAGATCAGGCAGTTCGCGATTCAAAACGGTCTCGCCACTGAAGCTGATCTCCCTCAGGAGTACGATGCCGGTCTGGTAGCTGTGCTGCAACTCGTCGCCAAGTCTGTGCAGCAGGGCTTGGGCGGGCAGAACATGATGCAAGGCGGTAGCCCCGCCGCCATGCAGTCGATGAAAGAAGGCGGCGAAGTTGAGGGTAAAGAGGACGATGCCGTCCCCATCATGGCGCACGAAGGTGAGTACGTCATCCCCAAGAACGTCGTCCAGATGAAGGGCAAAGAGTTCTTCGATAACCTTGTTGAAAAGTACAAGGACGTATCGTGACCGACATCACTATCGAGATGCTTGTCCCCGCGCGTGTTGCCGAACTGTGGTCCTACCTCGAACCGTTGTTTGAAGAAGCTGCGGTGGGTAACGAGATCGCCAAGGACGAGATGGACGCAGCCTATGTACGGCGCGTTGCTGAAGCAGGCGAAGCCGTCATCTTCTGTGGTATGATAGACAGCAAACCAGTCTGCACCGTGGGTATCCAGTTCCATATGGCCAACGGCCACAAGGGGGCAGACCTCATTGCGTTAGCAGGCAAGCATCTCATCACATTCAAGCGTCGGTACTGGAAGTCTATCATCGAGTGGCTGAAGGCCAACGAGATTGAGTTCTTAGATGCCTATGTCCCTGCCGAACGGGCTATGCTATACACTAACAAGTTCGGGTTTGATAAGTCCTGTGCCTATATGCGAATGTCTCTGGGAGCGCACCGATGAGCAAGACACTTAAAATTATCGTCTCGGTTGCTGCAATGATCGCCATCCCCTACGCTGCGCCTTTCATCGCTGGAGCTATCGGTGTGTCGGGCACTATCGCCACCATCGCTATTGGTGCGGGTCTCGGTGCTGGTGTCAGCGCGGCTACTGGTGGTGACCCTCTCGTCGGGGCTATCACGGGTGGCATTGGTGCTGGTGCTGGTCCGCTCTTTGGTGCTGCAAAAGCCGCAGGTACGGCGGGCACAGCCGCAGGTACGGCGGGCACAGCCGCAGGTACGGCGGGCGCAGCAGGCTCTACGTTTGCTGGAGGAGCGAACGCCGCAACTAATCTCGGCAATCTCGGGACTATCGGTAGTAGTCTTGCCACTGCGGCACCAAGCGCGGTGCCGAGTGCGGCGAGCATCGGTGCTGGTATTGGTGGGATCAGTGCGGCCCTCCCTGCTGCGGCCTCCGCTGGCGGCGGGGGCTTGAGTGGTGCGTTAAGTAGTCTTGGTGCCACCGCTGGCAAGATCGTATCCAACCCGGTGTTTCAGAGTGTCGCGCCAAAGCTAGTAGGTGGTCTGGCTGCTTCTGGTGGCGTTGCCAACACGCTGACTGGTATCCAGATGGCAGAGCTTGAGAAAGCACGGGCACAGAACGAGAACTTGTACAACACTCGGCTCTCTGAATCGGTGGGTCTTCTTAATCAAGCTAAACAACTTGACCCCAACTACTTCGGGCGACAAGCCGCGCAGGCTGCTATTACTAAGGGTGGCATTCAAACTGCGGAGTCTACACGCGGTCTAACAGGTGAACGACTTTCCGCTGAGCGCCGCCGTGGGCGTCTGGATACTTCGCGTTCAGCGGGTTCCGCTTTCCAGCAGGGCTACGGCACCGGTTTAGAAAGCCAGTTGAAAGTGCGGCAAGCCGGTCTGGCGTCACTTCCCTCCGCGTTCCCTTCATCGACTGAGGAGGCGAGTCGGATTTCTGGGCTGAGTAAGCAGGCTGAGGAAGCCAAGCGCCAGCAAGCCGCCGATATCGCGAAGCTGTTTGGGTCCGTCATCGGTGGGTTCCAGTCTGCACCCAGCGCCATCGGCTAAGATTAGGTAGGAGCCTACATGTCTCTGGGATCATTTCTCGCTACCGCAGGTGCAGGCGTTACGTCGTTCGACGAAGCGAAGCAGGCCGCACGTCTGGATCGCCAGAACCAACTGGCTATCGAGGCCCAGAACCGCGAAGCGCGGAAGATGAAGGAACTGGAGGCTGAGGCTTCCAATCTTATCGGCCAGCAGATTGTCCCCGGGTTGACACCTCCCGGTGGTGTAATGCCCACAGCCCCTGCTGCTACTTCGGCTGGTGTGCAGCTTCCCGCTACTGGTCTGCCTGTCTTGCGGACCACACCCGCAGCCGTGGCTCCTGTGGTTAAGCCCGCAGCCGTGGTTAAAGCTGCTGCAACTCCCCCCGTGGCCCCTGCGGTTAAGCCCGCTGTCGCGGCCAAAGTCCCTGCGGTTGCCGCCCCAAAGACGGGCGACCGGCTAGGCGAAGGTGTAGCTGGGTTCCGCCGGATTGATCCTAATGCATCAGATGTGACGCAGGGTCGTATTCAGGCCCAGAACGAAGCAACACTAAACAACAGACTATCAGGTCTGGTGGTAGCGGCTAATGTACCTTTTAGCACCATCCGCAAACCATTCGCATCCCAGACCGAGAAGCGCCAGATGGAAGCGGGTGATACCGCCGCCCAGTGGTATAAGTCCCCTGCCGCCAACAAGTACTTCCGGGCCAACCCTGAGATGCTGGCCTCGGCAGAGGCGAACCCAGTTGCGTTCTATAAGGAAGTTACCAAGGCCCCGGCAGCAAAGGCAGCAGCGAAGGCAGCAGCGAAGGTACCACTCGCTGGTGTGCAGACACCGGCAACGAAGAAGGCCCAGCAGCAGGCTGTAACTGAACAGGTGACGACGCAGGTCAATCAGGAAGCACCCGTGGCCTCGGTCTCGGCCCCAACTCCTGAAGCTCAGGCACAGGCCAGTCAGAACCCCGTCGAGTGGTATCTCGGAAACCCGCAGGCGATCTCGCCTGAGATGCAGAACGCCATGACGAAGCGGGAGCAACTTGCACGTCTCGCGACGATCTATGCGCGGGCACGGTCGCCAGCCGACAGCGCCAAGTTCTTTGAGTTGAAGGGCGTCATCGACCAGATCGACAACAACATGGCCGTGATGCAGGGCACTCAAGGTATCCTTGAGTTCGGGTCGTTGAATGACCCACGTCGGTTGAATGCAATCATGACCCACTACATGGGCGTACCTGTGGCGGTGCAGCCACGGGATGATGGTAAGTTCAACATCGTCCGACTTGATACCGGCGACAAGACCACGACGATTGCTAGGGACCTGTCCCGAGATGATGTGGTTGGCCGCGCCCGCGCTATGTTCGACACGGCGTGGCGCACCAGCCGCGAAGCGGCAATCGCTGCGCAGTCAGCGAAGATATTTGATTACAATCTCGACATCAGCAAAGAACAGTTCAAGGGTAATATTAAGTCATCGCAAGACGCAGCAAATCAACTGGCAACATCTATCCGAACACTTGCTGTGACTGAGATGCAGGGTAATACACAGCGAGCTTTGGAGAGTATGAAGCAGCGTGGAGTCGATGTCAGGGTGATGGGCGAAGGCGCAATCATTACTGACAAGGCGACAGGTCAGGCTTTCTACTATAACCCCACAGGGCAAACCGTTACGATTGGTGACAAGGAAGTCACGCGGTACGGGGCAGTCCCCGTTGAAGGAATGGGAGGTGCGGGGCTTACTACCCCGGGTACCTTTCAACCCTAGCGCCACGCGCTTCAAGGAACCGGGTACGCCTGTCGCCAATGGCGGGGCTGTCATCAAGCAGTTGTTCCCGGGCGCTCGCATTACACAGACTACTCGTGCAGCAGGTAGTGCGCTGGGTCAGAAGAACCCAGACTCGTACCACGTCAAGACCGCTGCCGCCGTGGACATTGCGCCTATCCCGGGCATGACGTTCGCGGACTACGTTGGGTCTATACAACAAGCAGGGTACCGGGTTATTGAAGGGCGGGACGAAGTCAACGACCCCGTCAGCTATGCTACTGGTCCCCATTGGCACGTCGTGATTGGTAGAGGGTAGAGAACTCATGGCACCTAAAGCCGGTCTGAGCTACAATAACGACCCCTTCCTCACTGGCGCGGTCTCTGGAGTATCGGCTGATCCATTTCTACCTACAGCACCATCCATGCCAGCCAGTAGTCCCACTGGTGTAGGAAGTCTCGGGTCTTCGGCTGCTGATCAGGCTGCTCTTGCTGGTGGATTTCTCTCCCGGTCGCGAGCGTCCCTCGCTGATCTCATGGCCCCACCACAGCGAGCGCCTACGCCTGTCATCGGTGTCAGTGCAGCGGGAGATGAACTCTATGTGCAGGGTCGTCGCTTCACTGCCGATGATGCCCAAGCTGCGCTTGAGGCTGAGGCCACACTGAGTGGCGCTCCGGTCGGTCAGCTTCCTGCGGGGTTCCGACAGCTAGACCCGGGCACCTACGCACAATATACTCAGATCATCCGGAACCCCAGCCGTGGTGAGTTGTTCAGTAAAGGGTTCGGGCGAGGCATCGACTCCCTCCAGATGCTCGCTGGTCGCGGCGCTCAGCTTCTTGGTGCCGAAGAGTTCGGTGGTCGCACCGTCGCACAGCAGGTCGAAGACCTCCGCAAGACTGAGCCTTACGCGCGTCAGTTCACCGACATCCAGAGCGGAGATGATGCCATCGACTGGTTCGTCGCTACGCTGGGCGAGCAGGGTCCCATGCTGCTGGAGTCCGTGGGTGCCGGTCTTGCCGGTGCCGTAGCTGGTGGTTTCACTGGTGGTCCGCTGGCTGCTGCTGGTGGTGCTGTCGCTGGTCTCGTCGGTAAGACCGCGTGGAAGAACTCTGTGCTTGCAGCCGCCCGCAAGCGCGCCGCTGGTGAGGTTCTTGACGCGGCTCAGGCTAAACTACTACGGAATGCTGCGGCAATCACGGGTGCGACGGCTGCGAATGTCGCCAACAGTATGGCCCTTGGGGCTTCAGACATCTACGGAGAACTCAGGGATCAGGGTGCTGATGCTGACGATGTGGGTGCCCGACTGACGGCTGTTGCCGGGTCGCTGCCGTATGCCTTTCTCGATTTGCTGCCTGAGTTCGCTCTCGCCAGCCGCCTCTTCGGTGCCGGTGGTCGCGCAGCCATTGCTGCTGGTACGTCCCTGCCCCGTCGTGGTGCTGAACTCCTTCGTCGCGTGGGTACGGGTACCGCCGTTGGCGGTGCTGCTGAAGGTGCCACAGAGGCAGGTCAGGAGGCTCTGCTTCTGGGTCTGTCGGATCAGGACTTCTCCAAGCCCGAGAACGTCCAGCGCCTCATCAACTCGTTCGCTGCTGGCTTCGCTGTCGGCGGGCCTCTCGGTGGCCTCGCAAACCTGAAGGGCAAGAAGGCTGCGGATGTCTTGCAGGGTGGTAACCCGGACCAGATGCTGGCTCTGCCCGCTCCTCCGCTCGCACTGCCCGCTCCAGAGGCACCTCCGACATTGGCGTTGCCCGCGCCACAAGGGCGGCTACCGGACTACAGCGCACCTGAGGGGGAGCTACCGCTCACCGGAGGCACAGGAGTCGCACCATTACCCACTGTTGGTGCTGCCCCAACCCAAGGAGAGATGTTTCCAGTTGCTGGTCTTGGCGAAGCACCTGTCGCTGGCACCGACCAGCAGATGGAGTTGCCGTTTGCACAGGGGACTGAACGTCCACAAATCCAAGACGTGCTCCCGCTTGAGACAGGTCTACCCCCGCGCTTCTTCGCCCAGCCTGCGGCTCCGACAGGTACACTCGCAGACAACCCAGTTCTTCGCGCCATGCAACAGCGCGCAGAGGCTGCACCCGTAACTGCTGAACGTCAAGCAGCGTTTGACGCCGCACAGCAGGCAGTTGCTGCGCAGCAGGAAGCCGCGCGCGTACCGACCGTGGAACTTCGTAGAGGTCAGACACTCCAGCAGATACAGCCTGAGTTGTTGGCGGCTGAGACAGCAATCCTTAGCCCCGAACTTGGCACGACGCCTGAGCAGGCGACGACAGCTTGGAACACACTCGCCACTGGCCCCGGTCGGCGTAAGGCATTCGATAAGTTTCTCCCCGAAATCCAAGCTCAGTGGATCGACGCCCTCAACATGGCATCGGTTGGTGAACTGACCGAAGACGATCTGCGTACCATCCGTGTGGAACTGGTACAGGCAGAGAACGCAGCCCGTCTCACTAAGACTGCCCCGGTCACTGTGGTGACTGGAGCCATCACGCCGACACCGACGCCACCGAAGGGGGGAAAGCTCCGTGCAGCTAAAAAGCCAGAAGCAGCTAAGGTTCCTCCAGCAAAACAACCCGGAGCTAGCGGAGAAGCTCTCAAGCGACCTGCCGGAGGACGCGGAACTGCCGGAGCAAGCACCGCCAAGTCCGAAGCAAAAGCAGAAACCAAAGTCGAACCTGTTCCGGCGAAACCGCGAGAAGTTGTTCCGCCTGTAAAGGCTGCTGTACCTGCACCCAAGAAGACTCGTCGCTCCCCCAAGGAGGAACGCGATCTGCTACCTACATTCGGTGAGCAGGTGGACAGCGCCATCGACTACGTTGAGACCGGCAAATCAAAGGCCGACATCGAGGAGGCTGTGTATGATCTCGTCGAGGTCGCATACTTCTCTGAACCCGGTACTGGTGCTGCTGCCAAGAACGCCACGGACAAGGCCCGAGCATTCATCGAGGTGACGTTTCCCGAAGATGGTGTGGGTAAGACTATCGAGGATCAGTTCGTTGAACTGGCCAACAGTCTGGCGAAGAGTGAAGAACTCTCGGCGTCTAGCAAAGATGGTTCGCCACGCCCATGGCTCCAGTTTGCTGTGGACAATGACCTCGTTAGTTCGATCACCACTGGCCGAGGTAACGTCAGTGACATCGCGCGTCTCAAAGACGACGCGATCCGTGAGGCCGCGACTGAAGCCTTCGCGGTTAAGGTCGAACCTGCCCAGACCAAGGCACCAAAACCAGACTCAAAGCTGCTGGCATCCAACGTCTCGCTGTCCAAGGTGACGGCGCTGATCAACGGTAACTTGAAGACATCCAGCCTCGACAAGCCGTTCACCTTCTCACAAGCTGGCAGCGGCAGGGAGACATACGCCAATCTTCCGGCAGCACTGGAGCAGTTCTATACCACGGTGAACGAGGCTGACCGGGACGCTATCGTCAATGGCTACCCACTGCGCAGCTACTTCACTGCTGACGGCAAAGCCAACATGCAGCCCGTCGCTGAGGTATTTGGCAAGCCGATCTATAGCGTTGTCTCTACTGAGAAACCCGGCAGCACTCCGGTAGAAGCCCCGCGTCTCGAACGTGAAGCCGCTGAGGTGGGTAAACTCGTAGATAAAACACTCACCACTGAAGAGAAGCAGACTGCTGCTGAAGCCTACGACGAGACGGAATACAACGGCACTGTCCGCGAGAACCTCGTCAACGATACCATTGCCACGATTAAACAGCCGTCTCGATTGGACTCGCTCAAGGCCGCACTGCGCCCTATCATACGCAAACTCGTAGTCGCCGTCGTGGCATTCACTGTTGTTGTCAACCCTATCGGTACTTCGCGGTTCTCAGCGGCTAACGCGGCTACGCTCAATCAGGTCGCCAGCGCGACTGAAACATCTCAGGTACGCAAGAGTGTACCCACAGCGGCACGTCCTAGCATGTCTGACCGTGCGATTGGGGTGTATGAGACTGTGGCCCCGGGCGCGATCCGCACTGGTAAAGGCTTCATCATCGCCGACAAGCCAGCGGGTATGGTCCATATCTTCGACAAGAATGGCAAACATCTGTCGAGCACGTCGGCTCTATTTGGTAAAGACACGGGCGACACAATCGTTAACACCAAAGAAGCGGTTGCAGGGAGTAAGACTCCAGCAGGTAAGTTCCGCCTTATGCGGATTGCGCGCGGTGGATACGAAGGTGGTGTCCTCTACGCACTGGTCAACCCGGAGACAGGTGGCTTAGTGTGGAGTCAGGCTCCAACTGGTGGTGCTGCATTTGTAGCGATGCATGGGATCGTGCAAGCCACTGGTCAGAACCGCTTGGGCCGCATCACAAACGCTGATGCTACTGATAACAAGATCAGTACGGGTTGTATCAATACGATGAAATCTGTCATCGTCGATGTCATGGAGGCCAACGCTGACCAGATGGACGGTGGCGCTCTGTTTGTACTGCCTGATGAGACGGCTGCAACTGGTAAGACATTTGCAACGTCTACGACTACGACTACGACTACGACTACAGGGAAGACAGCGACTGCGACACAGCAGCCGAAACAAATCGGTCGGGTAGAACGCTTACTGACGCCGCCAGCACCGGAGGGTAGGTTCAAACTCTCTGACTTCAACACACCAGATCGTCCTGATCCTGCTGTTGGCAAGCTGCGTATGGCCATCACGCGGTTCACTTCGCGGTTGGTAACCAAGCCAAAGATGTCTGTGTTTCGTAACCAAGCGGACATGAAGGCCAAGAACCCGAAGCTCTACCAGCAGGCTATCGCGTCTCGCCCTGAGGGTGACTTCGCTACGGCGGAAGCTGCGGGCTTCTCGTTCGGCGACGGCAACGTCGTGATCTTCACGGACCGCATTGCCAACGAGCAGCACCTGAACTTTGTCCTCGCGCATGAGACCATCGGGCACTTCGGCCTGCGCGGGATCATCCCTGCGGCACAGTTCAACGCTGTCATGGATGCGATATACAACGCCAGCCCAGCCATCAAGGCCGACGTGGATGTCGCCGTGGCCAATGGGATGCCGCGCGCTGAGGCAGTCGAAGAATACCTGTCGGACTTTGCTGCTGTGCTGGACACCAGCGTCGTGGCCCGGGTCTGGAACGCCATCAAGGGTGCGCTCAACAAGTTGGGTGTTAAGTTCGGCGACGAGATGGTGCGCTACACCCTGAAACACGCCCGCTCCTACGTCCGGACCGGCAAGCCCAGCATCTTCGACGCGGCCAAGGTCTTCGGCGATCTCTACGACACTGAGCATGGTCTCGGGTATGTATCAACCGGGCGCTTCTCCACGGTGGGTGATCTCTATTCTGACAACCAGTCTGCCGAACTGGTGCGTGATACCGTGGGTGGTACACCGACCGACTTCGAAGCTGCATGGGGTGCCATCAAGGGGCTTACCGGCGACAACATCGACCGGTTCGACCGCCTCAAGGCTGAGTTCCTGAGTCTTGCCAACTTTCGTTCGCGCCTGAACCCGGGGTTGAACCGGTTGGAAGAAGTGTTGGAAGCCGCAAGGAACCTCACCTCCAGCATTCGTGTGTCGAGCAACGAGCGGAACGCTGAGGTCTTTAACACGGCAGTGTTCGGGAAGTACTTCGGTACGACCGACGAACAGACCGCGATGATCAGCAAGCTGATGTATGACGCTCAGCGACTGGCTGTCTCCAAGATCACGGACCTTCGCACACTCAAGGGCACACCGCTATACGACTTTAAGGACGGCGTATTGACGCCGAACCAGCCCGAGATCGACAAGCTCACTAAGCAGGGTATGGTCACTCTTGCGCAGGCCAGAGATGGTTTCTCCTATACCGTGCCGCTGCCCGATGGTACGATGCGCACTGAGAAGTTTGCTGGCATCCCCGGGCTTACTGAGGACAGCATCGAGTGGCGCGGTTACACCAGCCTGCGCGCAACCGTCAACGATGTGGAACTCCAGCTTCTGCGGGCGCGTTATCAGAGTTTGTTCGAAGACCAGAAGATCGCGTTCAAGCAGTTCGATGAACTTGTCGAGACCAAGCGACTGACCAGTGCTGAGCGTGAACTGCTGCGCCGCATCATCAAGACCTACAAAGATATCTATACAGCAGACATCACCTTCGATGAGCGTGGATACCCACGGCTCAATGCCGACGCCATGGGGTCCGGCAACGACTTCATCATTGCGGTCAACAAGACGCTTATCCCCGCTGGTGGAAAGGACAGTGACTTCGCGGCGGTCGCTACCTTCTTCGAAGGCAAGGCGGCTGACGATATCGTCGCCCAGCTTCGCGCGTTCCGCGCTCGCCTGAAACTCGGGGAGGGTAACAAGTTCACGATCCAGAATAGGATCAAACAAATCCTGATGTTGGAGGTGTCCAACTCGGACGCAGACTTGTACACCCGGCGCACACTCGCGACTGGGTATACGCCGCTGCTGCGCGAAGGCCAGTTCCAAGTCCGCGTCGAGGCTACCAACCCTCGGACCGGTAAGATTGTGCGCCTTGCAGATGCGTACCGCGAGCGCCTGATCTATTCGCAGGTCGAAGCGCAGAGCGAAGCTGAAGGCATTGCCAAGGGGATCAACGATATCTTCGGTGACAAGACCTATGAGGTTGAGGCGTACAGCCCGGATGCCAATGAGTTTACCATGCAGACCGTGGTGCTACGCGCTGTGCCAGAGACATCCCTTGACGCCATCGCTGGACCGCCGGAACTAAACCTCAATGAGTTTACCTATGGCCTGCGCCAGTTGGATATCACGCTCACACCGAAAGAAGTTGAGAAGGTGGTCACGGCGTTGACCCGGCAGAACAGTACGGCTCGCAATCGTTTGCTTCGCGCGTTCACTCCGGGTGCTGACCCGGATGCCATCCGTGCTGTGTCCCGGCACATCGACTCGCGCGCGTCCACGATCTCCAAGGTTATCATGCGTCCGCAGTTGGGCGAACTGATGAACCTGTCGATGGAGTCCACTCAGCGCCTATGGAACGGTGATGCCAAGCTGCTGGCTGACCTCAAAGCCATGTCTGAGGATACCAATCTGACGCCTGACGAACGTGCTTTGGCGACCCGTGAGTATGAGCGGTACCGGTTCATGTACGAGCAGACCAATCCTGCGGGTAAGCCGAAGCGGGCCAACCAGTTCTACAATGAGGCTTCGCGTACCGTGGCGTTCCTCGACGACAACCGCAGCGTCACTGAATCAAACTTTGAAACCGGTAAGATCGCGGCGCGCGTTCGGGCAACCACCAGTATCATGCAACTCGGCGGGTCCATCGCTACGGGTGCACTCAACCTGATCAGTGCGTACACCAATGGACTGCCGTTCCTCGCCAGCTACAACCCCAGCAATGGGTTCGGCGGCGGCTTCGGCATGGGTCCCTCTGTGGCTGCGTTCCATGTAGCAATGGGACAGGTTGGTGCCCTTGGTATGACGAACCTGAAGGCCAACACGGCTGAGTTCTACGACGCGATCACCAAGAGCACCGACCTTCAGGCCCGGTACGGACTCAAGGCCCATGAGGCAGCGTTCATCGCACAGGAAATCCGCGAGGGCGCTATGATCCCCGCACAGACCAACGCGCTGCTCAACACAGCGCGCGGCCAGACATCTTCAGGGTTCCTGCGCAAGTTCATCGATGGGTGGATGCTACCGTTCAACCTCACTGAGCAGGCGTCACGCCGCACATTGGGTCTCGCTGCCTACCGCCTTGAGTACAACCGACAGACATCGGCTGGTGTATCTGACAAGAAGGCCAGCGAGTCGGCGCGGCGGTTCGCCGTCGAAGCCTTGAACCTCACCATGGGTGAGTACTCGGTGCTTAACCGCCCACCTGCATGGCGTTCTGGCATCCAGTCGTTCCTGTATATGTACAAGGTCTTCCCGACGACCTCGATCCAGTTGTTCTCTAACTTGTCTCGTAATGGTAAGATCGCCATGCTGGCTAGTTTGTGGATGCTGTCTGGCCTTCAGGGTTTGCCCTTCGCTGAAGACCTCGAAGACCTGATCGACACGCTCGCTCAGGCTCTCGGGTTCAAGTCCGGCAGCATCCGCATGGAGATTGCCAAGTTCCTCGACGGCATCTTCCCGGGTATGTCACCCTTCTTCATGCAGGGTCTAGTCAACCGCGCTGTGCCAGCAGACATCGGCGGGCGCGTGTCCTTGGGTAATGTGATCCCCGGCTCAGGTATCCTACTCGCAGGTGCCGACGTTGGTCGAGAGCTAACAGACATCGCTGGTCCAGCCCCCTCGGCGCTCATTGGGTCCGCTGGTTTCTTGGCCAACCTGATGCGTGTTCCATTCTCTGAGCGGGTCAGTCTTGTTGACCTTGCGCGTGAGTCGCCTGTCACCATGATGCGAGCGGTCGGTGACACCGTGGCATACGCCAAGGCAGACGCAATCGTGAACCGCAAGGGTTCTATCGTCGACGAGGATATCGGGGCTGGTGTACTCGCTGCGCGCCTGCTCGGGTTCTACCCAGCGGCGGCGGCTGAACAGTATAGCGTCATCCGGATCGGCAACCGGGTCACAGACTACCAGAGAGATGTTGTGGCTGGGTTCCGTGCGGCGTGGGTCAAGGCCAAGATCGAAGGCGACAATGCTGGAGCGCGAGAGATCGAGTCTGCTGTTGACGAGTGGAACAAAGGTGCCAAGGGTACTGGTCTCCAGATCGCTGACTTCCGTGGCCGGTCGGCCCGGGCACTGAAGGAGGCAAAGCGTCCCGCCAAGGAGCGCACCCTGCGTACAGTCCCTAAGGCTGGACGGGAAGACATCGAACGCACGTTCGACATCCTCTCGTACTGACCTCAGACGACTTTCAACTGGCCAAGCACTTGCGTGTCAAAGGCTTGGTCAGCCTCCTCCAAGATACCCCGGAGGCGCGGGTGGTTTAGGTTCAGGGCGATGGCGTAGCACTGGCCCATCTTGATGTCCGTGCCTTTGCTCAGGTACGCCTTGTCATGCTTCAGCGGAACAAGGACACCCTCGGTCTCAAAGTCTCTCAGCATCTGGCGGTAGTCTGCGTTGTGCATGGCCAGCCACTGTTTGATGTGGGTGCGGTCAATGGTCAGGGTGCCGTGGTCGAAGAGACCAGTCGATGTCTTGCGCATCACGTCGTAACGAATACGTAGTTCCCCGTGTGGCATACGATTAAACAGCGGCACTGGCGGCTGGCCGAGAGTGTGCATCACCGTCAAAGCTGTCCGTGTGTTCTCGTTAAGGTACTCGGACAAGATATCGTAGGTATCCATCTTGTTGGCTTCGATGTTGCGGCGGATGATGCCGGTCTGCTCAAGCACCCACTCGATAGCCTTGGCTGGGTTGAACTTGATCCACCCTTGTTCATACGCAATGCGCAGAGCCAAGTCTGTCAGCACGATGGTGACTTCCCAGTACCGCTCCTCGCCGCTGAACTCAGCCTTGTACCGTGCGCCGAATGTCGCCATCGCGTCATCGATCAGTGCCTTGATCGCGACTGGCCCCATCTTCAGCATATGCTCTGCGAACAGCGGGCCAATCAATCCGTAGTTGGTGGTGACGAACTGAAACATCTTACGCCCCACCGATGTGTTGTTGGCAAACACCGGGTGCACGTCCATGGAAACCTCAAGCAAACGCATAAGCTGTGCGTCTGTGGCGCTGCTGAGACCAGCCAGCTTTGTGGCCCACGCGATATTCGTTGAGGTTGAAACTATGGTCGCCCATGTCTTGACCTCGCGCTCCTCAGCACCGCGTGTCAGTCGGGCTTTGTCCCGCCCCTGCGTGACCATGTACAGGAAGTCACCTACTTCTTTTGGGTCGGTGAGCGTAGTCTCATCGATAGTCATAGGTAGATTGCTGTACAGACCGAGCCGATTATACAGGCTGTTCGGTGTGAACTTGGACGCGAAGTGTAACTTCTGTGGGTCGCCCCAAAGAGACTGCTGCAACAACTGAGCCAAGGTCTTCCCCGCCCCTGATGGTCCGCAGAACGAGACTGTCATACCGTTGAGACCGGTGAACACCAGCAGGGGAGCCGCGAGGCCCAGACCTATAGAGAACATATGCGCTGGCATATTGGCTGTCTCAAGCAGCGCAGTGAAATCAGACCATGCTTGCGCGTTACCCATCGAAGTGAAGAGTTCACCGCCCAACCGCTGGCTTGTGCTTGACAGTGCGATAGACTCCTTCGCCACGGAGCCATCGTCTAGGCGGCGGTAGAGCGTGTTACCGTGCACGAACTGGCGGTAGTCATCCTTCCAACCCATGCTGTTGTAGAGGTTCGTCATCGCGCGCATCTCGCGCAGCTTGTCCATGTATGAGCGGAGCATAAACTGGAACATCTTTGTTTGGTTCTCGGTTTTCAAGACGATGCCCTGATCCGCGATAGCCGTGGTGAACTCCCGCAGACGTGTGTCTGTGAGGTATGCTTGGCGTAAAGCTAACTCCTGCCAACCCGAATGTTTACGATCCCAGTGGTAGCGCACTGTCTCGTAGCCCAGTGCCTCGTCCCTGCCGTACCCGGTGGGGTAGATATCGAACGGGCTAATGTCGATATCGGTTCCGTCCACAGTCTGCTTGATGCCGGTATCGGTACGCTTGTAGCTCTTCGGCAGAGGCACGGCAGCACCGATACTATCGGGTGCAGTGACCGCGATATCAACTTCCTTGTGCTGTGCACCGATCTGTGTCGGGGCTGTGATCTTGTTCTGGAACCGGCACCCCGTGCACCCCTTGGGTCGCTCCTCGTGAAACCGTTTGCATGTCGCTGGCCCACTGACCGATACCTTCCAATGCTCCATCTTCTGGAGCGTCTTGGTCTGGTCGTAGTTGGGGTGCTGGCTTGACCATGCAACGGCTGTCGCTTCCGGGTCGGTGCAGTACGCAGCGATACCCAGCATCGCATACCAGAACGGCTCGTCTACATCCTTCTGGTTCTCTACACCCCAGCGCAACTGCTGGCACTTGGCAATGAGGACATCAGCATCAGCCTCGGGGAACTCCTGCACTACGGCGAGAGCTTGTGCCAACATACTGGTAGGTCTTTGTCGAGCCGTTGTTTCTGTAGAAACCCTCTCGACACCGATATACTGGGCCAACTTGGCGCGCATCAGGTCCGGTGAGACCGGCGGCGCATCAAGCAGCAGCTTGACTTCCTTGCCACCCTTGAGATTGATGGTACCCACTGGCCGCAAGATGCGGGCACTGTCGGCAGGAACAGAGTTATCCATTGCCAGCCCGAGATCAGCAGCCGCAGCCTTGAGCGCCAGCCCAAGGGGCTTCCACTGTGCAGGTGCAAGCTCTTCGGTTAGTACCCAATAGATGTGCAGGCCGTTGCCGGAGAACACCACCATAGGCTTGGGTAGGCCGAGCGTCGTGACGAACGCACTGAACGCCGCCAGACCATCGCGCCATGTGGGGTAGGGCTTATCTGGGCCGCAGTCGATGTCCAGCATGAGGGTCTTGACAACACGCACGTTGTCCTGTGTGCGCTTGCCCTTCTGGGTGAACGCGGAGACTGCGTAATAGGCGTTGCCACCACGCTGGCTTATGCTAGCGACCGACTTAGTGAGGTCTTCCACCGTGGAGTAATACCCGTGGCGCATCCCCTGATCAGTGAGGTTGGCGCTGGCGTAGAACCCTTGTGCGGGGAGAACCCGAGTGAGAAATGTAATTGTATCCATGGTGCCCCTGCGTTGGGTGGGGAGAAATATCCCCCCACCCTTATCAGCCTTGAGTCAATAGTTCTACGAGGCGCTCCTTCCGCTGCTTCTGCGCGGCGGCGATCACTTCTGGCATAGGCCATCCATGGTCCGTCATCACAGACAGCAGCTTCTTCAGCATCAGCCTGACATTCTCTAAGTTGTTCTTGCGTAGCGGTTTCCCGTTTACCCAACCATAGTAGGTCATCCGGCTTACCCCTAACACCTCGGACATATCCCGAGTTGTCAGGAGCATGTGCTTCCGCAGCGCCTCCACTTTCGTGAAGTCTAGCGGTTTAGTCATCGGAGTCGAGACCTCCCACCAGTGCCGCGATCTCATCAGCCAGCGACATGGCTTCAGTATCAGCCGCGACTACGACTGGAGTCGGAGCAGCCTTAGGCTTGGCGACCTTGGCAACCTCTACCACAGGGGCAGGTTTGGCTGCGCCGAAACCACGCTTCGGTACTTCCGTCGACTCCTCAGCCTCAGGGGCAGCTTCAACCTTCGGAGCAACTTCGACCGAAACGGGCTTCGGCGCAACCGCTGGGGCTTTATAGGCCACAGCATCAATCGGTTGAGCAGTGATCAGCTTCTCGCCCGTGATCTCTTTGACGCTCTCGTTGCCGAAAAGCGTGTCAACAACGTCCTGTTCATGGGCTTCAAGGTACCCACCGAAACTGAACTTCAGCTTCGGGAACGAGGCGTCGGTGTCAAACGACAGTGTCGTCTTCACCACCTCGGGAGGGATACCACGAACAGACAGTTCTTTCTGGTACTGATTGAGTCCCTTCAGTGCAGCAGGTGTCACCTGCAACAAGTAGATGGGACCATCGGCGTCTTCAGCCGCGACAATAGCCAGTCGCTTCTGATCAGAGCAAGCCTTGACCTGCTGCCCACCAGCGGTGATCTTCGAACCCCATGCATTCTTGGGGCACGACGCACACAGATCGTTCTCAGGGTTCTGTACACTGCTATCGGGGCCAATACCATCGAGCGAGAAGCAATCCGGACCGGTCGCCTCGTCGTTGGGGTCCCACTGCTTAGCGTAGTATGTCTTGGACAGGCGCGGATTTGCACCGACGATGACCACGTTGAGCTTGGTCTGCTCCAGCACAGTCTCGGTCTTGCCTTCGACGATGCGGAAGCGGGAACCCTTGATGCTGAGGCGCGGGAACGATTCGCCCTGCGATAGACCGCTGGAGATGGATGCAGCCAGAGCCGACTGCTGGTTCATACGCGCGAGGATATGCGCGGGGACTTGGGCGTTAGCGAGAGTAAGTGCAGTGCTCATATATTCTCCTGTGTTGAGCGTGTGGTTGTTAGGTTTCGAGGAACGTGTCGGAGTGGCGGGTCGAAAGGCAGTTCCAGTTGTACTTCTGCCGGAGGATCAGGCTTCGTTATGGTGCGTAGCCACCGCTTGAACCATTCATGCATGGTGTTACTCCTCCGCTCTGGCTGTAGGTTTACGGATGTTGACCTCCAGCTTCGTGCCGTAGTTCACCCCGGGGGGTACTACCTTATTGAGTTCGATATACCCACGGACTGCGGTCTTGCTGACCCGCTTCTCCAGCATATCGTATGCATCATTCTCCCTGACGTAACTCAGCATAGCATCCCAGTCTGCCACGTTTGCATAGTCTGTGGTAGTGAGGAATGCAGTGCCATGCTTTGTCTTGAACGAGGTGACGCCCATGGTGTCAGCTTGCTGCTTTACCCATGCCTCGATCTTCTCCATGTTGGCCTTGACCTTGGCGACATCATCCTTGGCCTGAGCCTCGATCTGCTCTTTGTTTCGGCGCAGAACCATATACGCGCCGATGACGCTGTCTACTGTAACAGTCATACTACCTCCTCGTTTGTTCTTGGATCAGGTCCAGCAGCAGCCCTTGTAGCCCCTGCTTGTTCCTCAATCGGTCGTACATCTTATGCTCAAGTGCGGTCGCCTCGATATGGATCAGGTTCGAAGTCTTGTTCTTCCCAATACGTTCGATGCGCCCGTTGGCCTGCACATAAGTCTCGTTGCTGTTGACCGGGCCGTACCAAATGATGGTCGATGCCGTAGTCAACGTCAGCCCGTGTGCCATGGTGCCGGGGTGGGCAATCAGGACATGTGGCTCCTTGCTGTCTTGAAAGTCCTTGAAGATCACGTTGCGTTTGGACGACGACACCGCGCCGTTGACCACAGCTACAGACCAGTGCTTCGACAACTCGCGCTCCAACATGTGTAGCGTACCTGTCAGCGGCACGAAGACTATGACCTTCTCGCCTACCTCCTCGATCAGTTCCTTTACCAGCTTCACCCGGGGTGAAGCGTCGAGTTCGATGTTCTGGCCATCGTCACCGTAGGCCACACCACAAGCTATCTGTACGAGCTTCTGTACCTTGACCGCCTCGTTGACGGCACTGATGGTGCCACCAGAAGCCGATACCTTGGACACCTCGACTACCAAATCCTTGAGCATGGCCCCGTAGTACTTCTTCTGCTCCGGTGTCAGGTCCACCTGACGTGTCTGGATGATAGTCTCAGGTAGGTCGAAGCACTCGTCCCGGGTGTACCGCACTGACGGCTGCAAGATATGGCTCACTGTCTCCATGGCATCAGCCCGGGGGATGAACTTCCACTGCCCGATCTTGGTCATCACCTGTTCACGGAACGCTGTGAATGTCTTGGTGCAGTTGGGACTATCGACTAGCTTGGCTAGTGACCACGCATCAGTCGGATCGTTGGGGGTCGGGGTGCCGGTCATCAACCACAGACGTACCTCTGGGTTGGCTACGGTCCACTTACGGAACTGCTTGAACCTCTGAGTACTGGGATTGCGTAGCGTTGCTGCCTCATCGACGATGACCAGATCGAACATGCCGTGCGCGTCGTCAGCGATGATAGGAAACCCGTCGTGGTTAATGATGTAGAAGTCCACGTCCTCCTGCATCAACCTGCGCCTGCGCTCAGCCGTGCCATGCATCACAACAAACTTACGGTCGGGGAACCCCATGAAGATCGCATCACCCCAGACACGTTCCAGTGTAGAGAGCGGGGAGAGGATCAGTACCTTCTTCACCTGCTTGGTCCTGATGAGGTAGTCCGCTGCCCACAGGGCGCTCTGCGTCTTACCTGTCCCGATGTCGTTGAGCACCAGCCCCTTGGTATGTAGCGTAAGGAACGCTGCCGTCTCCTTCTGGTGGTCGAACGGAATGAAACGACCCGGCCAGTCGTAGTAGTGCATGATGGGAGAGGGTGCCTTAATACCCATGTTGTTGAGGACGCGCACCTCATCGAGCCGGTGTGGCGTGACGACGATATCCATACCCCGCACAGTCATGCGCCGTGCAGTCGGTATCGTATCGAGTACCCGGTTGGGGTTACTCAGCTTCAGCGCGAGCGCCTTGGCCTTCTCAATCACAAGCACAGATATATTCCTCTACCTCGGCAATGGTGGCGTCATCATAAACAAGGAACCACATGCCACCGGCCTCCTTGATCTCCCGACTTATCTTCCACTGAAGTGCAGTGGGTTTCTTAGTCGAGTCGGCCTTCACTTCGATCCCGACGAACCGCCCCCGTATGATGGCGACGATATCGGGTAGTCCAGATTTTCCGAACCCGTTGTTACCGGGGAAAAAATACCAGACCTTGCGGCGCTTCAGCATCTCAGTGAGCCTACGTTTCACGCGGCCTTCAGGTGTCGCTGCCCCCATGAAATCTCCTTGCCCTCTAGTTAGGGTAACAATACAGGGGTGTCAAGTATGTATTTTATCGACGCGCCCATCTGCATGTCGATTGTGCGGGGCACCAACCACACAGGCCGCTCGGTCTGGCGGGCCAGTTGTCGAAGTGCAGTGCCTGCTCGATGCGCGTCGTGGCCTGTGTGATGCTGCCCCAGATAGCTGGCATGTCCAAACGTGTGTACGTTTCACTGTCGAGCTTCATGTCCTTGAGCCAGACCAGTGTGGTCTTGACCCGCTGCACTTCGGGGTAGTGCTTGAACACCTGACCAGCAAAGATTTCCATCTGAAAGAAGTCTGGCTTTCTCTTACCTGTCTTCCAATCCATGACGACAGCATCGTTTCCCTTGATCACCAGCACGTCGAGCTTGGACCGTAGCCACGCATCTCCATCCCACCACCCTGTCGGCTCATGGTTGGCAGTGAGCACCAGTTCCTTCTCGACATGCAGATCGCCACCGGCTGCGAGTCGTTCGACCCCTTGGCATAGCGGCTCGTAGCGCGCGTAGTCTGTAGGTATCGTGGCGTCTTCCTTGAGGCGAAGCTCCAGCATTTCGTGGATGCGTTCGCCATGCTTGCTGGCCTCGCCGCCCAAGTCCTTGATGTCCTTGATAATGCGCTGCCGATAGTACCGCTGCGGACAGTTCTCAAACAGCTTGAGTGCTGAGTATGAGTGCGCAAGTCTGACGTTACTCGGGGACATCTTGAACTACCTCCACTGTGATCTTGCAGACGAACCCGTCATTGAACTTTACAGATCGTTCGACCACCTGCGTCTCACCACCTGCGGACAGGTCGGCGCAGAGGCAGAGCAGCACGTCGTGCGTAACATCCTTCACCCGGATGAGGGGGTGAAGGTACTTCTCTCGCGTGAGCCAGATCGTGCCGTCCTCTGCATTGGTGCGGAGGTGGAAATGCTTTGGGTTGAGAGTGACCTTCACGTTGTAACTTCTTTCCTGTAGGTGAACGTGGACAACATAAGTTTTTTCTGGAGCGCGACGATGGCTTTCTCCAGATCACGGGTCGCTTGGCGCACAGATTCGTCTGTCATGTTGCCACCTGTGCCGTACACACCAGCGACGAGGGCAGGTTCGTGTGTCCGGTCGCGCCGCGTACCGAGAGGTTTCTTCCTGTGATCGAGCATAAACGTATCGCGGCGGTCGCGAATCCAGTCGCGGATCGTATAGATTGAGACCTGATGAATGTCTGCCAACTCTACCACCGTGCTAACGCCGGTCAGATAGGCGTCCGCCACTTTGACCCGATGCGACTGGCGGGCTTGGCCTTCGACGCTGCGGCCAGACTGGCGGCGTGGCGTTTTAGTTATCATTGGTTGCTCCTGTTGGTTTGCGGTTATTTGTTTTGAGTAAATGCAGAATCGATGTGTGATCGCGGTTTAGTAGCCGTCCAATCTGCACACTCGACATCCCCTGATCGTGCAAATGCTCGGCCACCTCACGACGGGCGGAGACTACGTGCCTTGCACGGGATTCGCCTAGCAGGGTGGCTGTCGTGATTTTGTATTGCCTCGAAATGTCCGCGATAAACTCCATGTGCCGTTCGCGCGGAGATTTCATCGGCATGGTATCGCGGCTATCCACGGCGCATTTCATGCCTGCTCCTTAGTTTGCGCTGCGAGAGCGGCGCTGTCACCGTCTCCGGGACCATATCCGCGTTTGTAAGTCGCGACTGGCCCGCGCAATCGTTCAACCTCCGCAGTCAGCCGCGCCACCTCAGCCTGTGCGGCTGCGAGCGCGGGGTCTGCGCGGGTGTTGCTAATGGTCATGGCGCGCGTCGTTCCCGGTGCAGGGCCATGCGCTGCTGCATCTGGTGCAGGGTTGCGAATAACCGGCTCAGGGCAAAACTCATTAAGCGTCATTCTGGTCATCGTCTGCTCCTTCAATCTGCGCCGCGATGTGGGCGGCGACTTCGGCAAGGCGGGCAGCGTAGGCGTCGCGGGCGGCGTCGCGGGCGGCGGCGTAATCGTCGTATGCGTCGGCGGCGGCGATAGCTGCGGCATCGTATGCGTCGTTAGCAGCGTCGCGCGCGACGCGGGCGGCGTGGTGGGCTGCGAGTGCGGCGTGGTGGGCGGCTCTTAATTTTCTTAGGTCAGTCATTGGTCGGTCTCCTGTTCTTGCGCTGCGAGAATGGAGAGGTAGGTAACGGAGGCGGCGCGGGCGGCGTCGAAGGCGTTGAGGGCGGCGTTATAGGCGGCAATGGCGGCGTCCCGGTCAGCATTGGCGGCGTCTACGGCGGCGTCGAAAGCGTCTCGGGCGGCGTCGAAAACGGCGTAGGCAACGTCAAGGGCGGCGTTTCGGTCGTCGTATGCGGCGTCGAAGGCGGCCTTCAATTTCTCCAGATAAGTCATCGGTCTGCTCCTTATCTGTATGGAATTACGACCGGCACCCATGGTGCGGAGGCCAAAGCGAGGACTAGCAATATAGCCGCCGTCACCATGATGGACTGCCGCAGGTTAAAGCGGCGTTTGTCCCTACGTGTTGGCTCCACCGGGGGGTCTACCCCGGAGAGGGTATCAAGCAGGTTCATAATAAGTATCGTTATCATATCAACAGTCCCCGTAGTTGATTGCATGTCCAGCCTCACAGGCCACCGGTAAATCTGGTGCCCACACGGGAGGCTTGGACATTATGCGGATGATGTCAGCCTCAGCAGCCTCTACCGTTTCAGTAGGGACCACGGCCACATTCTCATCGTGAACTTGGAACGCAACAAAGTACCCAGACAGACTCATCTCTACCATCTGTCCTCTCACAATGATGCCAGCCAGAGCTTGCACCAGATTCTCAACGGTCTTCCCGCCATATACATTGGTCCATGGCAGGTCGTCAGTTGGGTTCCCAAGCACCCGGTCCTTGACATACTTGCGGTAGGTACGTGCGTCGTTGATGTACTCGAACCCACTCTTGGTAGCCCGCAACGCAGGGTAGGTAATCTTCATGGTGTTCGGTAGCTTGATCCCGGTGTTGTCGTAGTTCAACTTACCGTTGATCGTCCCGCCACGCCCCTGCACCATGTCGGACAAGGCGTTCCCGCATAGCTGCCATAGTGCCACGATCTTGTGGTACTTCTGCCGGTACAACCTGACGATACGCTGTGCCTCGTTCTCATCGATCACAATCTTAGCCAGTGCCAGTGTCCGCTGGAACTTCTCGGCACCCATGCCGTAGCCAAGCCCAAGGATGCAGGTCTTACCCACAAATCTCTCAGTGTAGTCTGCCTTAGTTATGACCCTGCCGTACACATCGGTGGCGAACTCGGAGTAGACATCTCGCCCCTCGCGAAACGCTTGCAGCAAATCCTCCTGCCCTGCCAGCCACGCAACGGTGCGGGCCTCGATCTGCGAGGAGTCGCAGGCAATGAGCATCGAACCCTTAGGTGCCATGAGTGCGCGCCTGATGGTGGTGTTGCCCCGGCTTGGTAAGTTCTGAAGGTTGACCTTATCGCCCCCTGAGAACCTGCCTGTGTGTGCCCCGTAGTAGTTCAGCATGATAGGCAGTGCCCCACGTTCACCGATCCCAATGAACGCCATGGTCCGTGTCTCTTCCAACGTAGACTTCACACCCAGCCGTGCCTCAACCGCTGCCCGGACACGCTCGTCAGGATGCTCCAACAAGTCTGTGAACCCGGCGTCTGTCTTACTAAAAGCGAAGGCTACCTTGCCAGTCTTGGCGCTGACCTTAGTAGGTGGGTCCACACCCAGTGTCTCTAACAGACCAGCAAAGTTGTTGTTGCTCATCAACACAGGCTTGAGGGCTTCGGGGTCGAACGACTCGCCCATCCCCATGGACTCGGCTACAAGCTCTAACAACTTTGCCTTTGATGACTGCACCTCACCGAGATGTTGCAGCAACAGACTACGGTCGAGTGTGATCTTGGGTTCAGTGAACATACGTAATGTCTGATCGATGACTAGCAACTCGCCTGAGGGGGACACCTTCTTTAGCTTGAGCCAGAGTTTGTATGTGATCTCTACATCGTTGACACAGTACTCCCCGTAACGATGCAGTTCCTCCTTCGAGAAGTCCTCATAGCGTTTGTCCAGTGCGTTGATGACCTCGTCACCCTTGACACCCAGCTTGTAGTACTGAGCCAGTGCCTTGAGGCTACCACCTACAGACATACTGTGCAGCGGACGCGCCATAGATAAGGTATCCAGCCACAGCTTGGGCCTCACACCATAGTGCCACGATAGGATAGCCCCATCGAACGCTGTGTTGTGGCAGAGGATCGCTGCTTTCCTGAAGTCGATGGCCTTGAGGAACGCCTTAACAAGCGGACGGGGTATCCACTTGGTCGGACCGTTGTTCTTCTTGACCCCCATCATAATGGTCTCAAAGCGGGGGTCACGGATGTATGACTCAGTTGTGAGCTTGGAGAGCGTGAACTCCCGGCCATAGTACGTTTCGAAATCAATCGTATAGATGTCCATACATCCGTGCCCCTGTTGTTCGGTGTAGTTTGTAGCCTTACCTTACGTTATTGTAAAGCACTTCTTCCTCGGTTTCGACCACGCGAAACAGCTTGAAGTCTACCCCTACCCGCTCCTGTTTGTACTGTCTTTGCCGTTCAGCGATGCCGAGATCATCCGATACAAACATGAGTCGGTTGGTTGCCGCAGTGCGGACCTGATACGTTACCCTCACTTGCCTTGCTCCCGTGCAATGATGCGCTGTCCGAAGAACACAATCTTCTCGCCATCATAGATGGTGCTGTCCTGTCCCGGCTTGCCTCGACCCTGCCGCAGTGCAGCCACACGCCATGCTGCCTTGAAGACATTGGCTACGTCGCTCTCCATGCGCAGCGCCTCGATGATGTCGTTGCACTCTGCTATGTACCGCTCGCCGCCAGACGTGGGATGGTCGACGCGCGCCTTGTAGTAGTCGGTGCTACCACCGGTCAGTAGGTTGAGTGTCTCCCGATCAATCGGCCCAACACTCTCAAACATGTCAGGCTGATGCCCCTCTACGGGGCCATCTTCGAGCCATGATTTCTCCACTCCATAGACGTAGCTAAGATGGCACCCTGCCTGCTTGGCTACTTCTTTGTATGAAATCTGTGGGTCCGCGCTAAGCAGCCGGATAATCTTTTCTCTCTTCCTCATGTTACATTGCTCCAAGTTTGATTGCAGTAAGTGCGCCTGTCATGGCACCAAGTTTGTCCTTATCAATGCCGGGTCTGTCTGCCTTGACTCGTTCCTTGATTTCTTTATGCCGGTCCTTGATATGTTCTGGCAACAGTTCCCATAGCGGTGGCCACTCCTTGAGTGCCGGAGCCAGTGTCGTAAAGGTATCCAGTACCGCAGTAACACCAGCTATGAAGTCTCTGCATTGATTAGCGACTGTATCGCACCGATGCTTCCACTCACGGGCATCTAACATGATGACATCCCATACAGGGTCGCCCAGCAGTGAGTAGGGTTGACCGGGGTAGTCATGCTTTACGGGTGTGTTCGCAGGAATGGGGGGTATAGGGCGGTACTCCGTAAACGATGTGATGAATGGCATCGTAACCTCACCAACACTCCGGATTTGGATCGAGTTTTTATACTGAAAGAACTCCTTGGGTAGTGCCTCCATCTGCTTGCGGTACGGCCCCCAGATTTTATCGTAGATATAGTCTCCGTACTTATCCTCTGGCTTGCTGTCCTGTGCGGCTTTAATAGCCGGATCAAACTTGTTACGTGCGTTCCGGATGATATCGTTCCGAAGCTCTTGACTAATGCGTACTATTGCCATTGTTATTCTCCATTTCATTGTAGATTTCGTTGATGTTTTGGTACACGTCCGCAGTAAAAGCCTGCTGTGACAGCTCTGTCTGTCGTCCACAGTCAGCAAGTATTAATACCAGTGCTTCAATTACTGTACATAACTTGTACCCGGAGCAAGCCTCACCGATTGCTTCTAGTAGGTCATCGAACTCTTTGTCTTCACTCACATCATTACCACTTCACCGAAGGGGGCGTTGTCCCGCCCGTTAGATACCCACAACACCGGATAATCTGGTGCGGCACCGAAGTCGGAACAGTATAAGTCAGTCAGAAACACACACGCTACTGGGTCAATGCCGTGCTGTTCAGCGTACCGAAACACTGGGCTGAACGCTGTGCCACCGCCACCGTGAGGCTTGATGTCAAGCGCATCGTCGGGGGTATAGGTCTCATGATGTGACACCTCGCTGTCGAAGTATACTACATGTATACGTGTCGGTAGACAGTCATCCTTGACGGTCCTGATCTCGGCAGCAAACTGGTTGAGTGTAGGTTGGTCAATAGAGCCTGAGCAATCGACTGCGAACAGTAGTTCACCCATCACCTCACCCGTTTTACTGGGCAGATATAAACCCTGCGCCGCGAAAATACGGTTGGGTCGAGCATAGGTACGCTGGTCAGTACGAGCCTTCTCAATGAACCGTTGCAGCACAGCGCGCCAGTCCACCTTGGGCTGAAGCACCTCGTCAACAAGTCTCTGCATGTTAGCCGACATCTTGCCCATCATCTTGGCAGCTTGTGCAGCCTGAGCTACTTGTATTTTCATCTCTGCCTCAGCTTGAGCCTGCTCTGCTGGGCCACCTTCAGCATCCTCGCACTCATCGAAAGCATCACCGTCACCACTGTTGCCACCGCCACCACCGGGGTCGTCTTCGAGGATGTTGTAGATGCCGTCACTGGTGCCACTACCTGCGTTGTAGATGTGACTGTCCCGAAGGCCACCGCTGGGCATCTTACCGATACCCTCCAGTGTCAGCAGTTCGTTGATGACATAGTCAGCAGCACGGTTCCACTTACGTTGGTCACGTCCGCCTCGCCGGAAATTGTGGCTCATCATGGGGTGAAACACCTCATGTGCAACGAGGAACTTGAGTTCCTCATCAGTCAGGTCACTGATGTATGAGGGGTTGAACAGTACCCGCTTACCATTGGTAGCAGCAGCCGGGATATCGTCGGTCAGAATGAACGGCATGTTGATAGCTACGGCACCCACAAAGGGATGCTCCAGTATCAGACTCGTCTTGGCCTTGGCCAAGCGGCGGGTAAGGGCAGTGATATCGCCAGTGGACGCTGGCTTTTGTGGCATAACTTGCATCAGTTTGCTCCCATGAATATGGACATAGCGTCCATGATATTGCGCGCTTCCTCGGCAGTGTCGCGCCGCAGATCAGGGTCGTTGCGCAGTGCATCAGGGTGGTGACTGATCAGCTTGGCCTCCACCTGTTGCCGCATCGCTTCGAGGTTGGGGTCATCAGTCACATTGAGACGTGTCAGCAGGTCACAGGTCTCCTGTGCATTTTCCAACATGCTGTCCCTGAAGATAGCCTTGGGGTCAGCGAGCTTCTCTGCCACATGCTGGACATGTTTGTGCAGTCGGTTCCAACAGTCGGTCATAGCTTCCTGCTGTACCGTCGCCATACGCTGGCCAAGCTCCTCCTGTAGACGTGTCAGTTCCTCACTGGACAGGGCCACTCGGAAGTCATCGGTCGGTACCGGCATGATCGCCATATCGACACTGAACTTCTGGGTGATCTGGTCTTTGGATGGGTAGTCATCCTCGTTGTAGAGATCACCAAGCCAACGCTGTGCCTCAGATACCAGTGTGTCGTAGTTACTGACGAACGTGTTCACCAGTGATTGCCACTCCCCCTTCTCCTTGCGGAAGTCCGTCATGAACTGGAGGTAGTTTGCACTGGGCAGGATACGGGTGCCGTCGACACCCCATGGCAGGGTGTTCTTGCTGAACTTGTCCCTGATGATGCCGGTCTTCTGGTGGACATGGGCCAACAGATCGTTGAGAGGCAACAGAGACTTGTTGTAGCGTCCTGCACTGGTGCTGGCCCTGTTGGCATCGGCCACATCTTTGGTGGCCTTCTTGTCGAGCTTACGGGCTGTCCACTGAGAGACAGACAGGGATACGAGCAATGCTCGGTCGTTGAGCTTCATAGTCATAGTAGTACTCCGCTTGGTTGATGGGTTTAGAACAAGATGTCTTGATGCTGGATCGACCACTTGGTGAACGCCGCAGTGCCACACAGTGCAGCGTCTTTGCGTACTGCCGACGAGATGGTAAGCACTGAGAACTCTGGAGGCATACGCTCAGCATAGATGCAGACACGTTCGAAGTTGCCGTCAGTAGCACGGTGGGACAGGGCACCAGACAGGGCATAGAGTGTAGCCGGGTCAGTCGGTACATCTGCCGTAGCGGGGTTCATCAGGACAGCATCGGGGTTGGGCAGCTTACGGTAAATCCGCATGAACCCGACGAACTCTGCCGCTGGGCCTTCACTGACAGCACCCTTGAAGCACTCATACTCTGCCTCTGGTGGCACCACACCGAGGATGTCAGACACACCTTCGACCCATGCTCTCGGTGACGGATTGGCATCACGCTGTGGGTCGAAGTCATGCAACAGACCGGGACGGAACCGTAGGAAACTGACAACCTCTGGCCGGACACCATGGTCAAGCATCCACTTAGTCGAGTCATTCAGGTCAGTCTCAAGCTCCAAGTTGGTCTCACGGTTGGCAAGGTGGCTCAGAGTGCGGCCAGCACCGGCCCTGTCAGACTGTCGGTTACCAGTGGAGACAACCTGCCAGCCATCAGCCATAGGTACACCATGTAGATCACGAGCCTGACAGATATGGGCAATAGCCTTCTGGTGATCAGGGCTGGCTTGAGTACGGTCATCGAACAGCAGGATGCCACCACGCTCAGTATCTGGCTTACCCTTGTAGGGGAACCAATCAGGCATCTTGTAGCCGAACGCTTTACCCGGAGCCAGCATATCAGGGGCACCGAAGTCTTCGACCGGAGTGAGTGCAGGGTTACGCAGGACTACAGGAACATCGAGTTCCTTAGCTACTTCCTTGACGATGGTAGTCTTACCACCGCCCGGAGGGCCAGTAATGATGACAGTACGGTTGATGGTATAGAGGGCCTTGAGCGTTCCCTTGAGAAGTTCAGCACGCATTGGTATCTCTCCTTGTGTTTTTGTGGTCAGGGCCAAGGGCCACTACGGTGTCGCCACCGAAGCGATCCCTTAGGATTTTGGCGTCCATCTTGTTATCGAAGTAGATGGGGTCACCGAACTGATCTTCGACAAGTGGTCCCTTACGGCCACGCCGTAGGGTGAACAGTCGCATTACGCTTCCTCCTCTGTTGCTAAGTTGACCTGTCTCATCAGTGTGGGATGGTCAGTACCCACAGACCGGCTGTTGGGCCGGTTTCGACTACGAGTGGAAGCCGAAGTGATCACCGTGCCAGATAGCACCGAGTTGATAGGCAATGGGTTCGCCCTCTGTGCTGTGCCGCCAGTAGGTAGCAGTCAGTTCGGGGTTGCCGTCATAGACACCACCCAAGAGGCGAACCTTGGCAAGCGGCAGGTTCCACTGGCTCAGATAGCCAATGGCGTTGAACAGTTCCTGATTGCCAGTGATCTCAGCGATAGAGACCATGGTGTCGGGGTCGATAGCCAGTTCGATTGTACGGTTCACAGCTTGATCTCCACTTTACGGTCGAGGTTGTAGCTCAGGGTCAGACCGGTATAGCCGTGCCGCTTGAGGGTCGACTTGTCCAGTACTGAAACTATACAACCATCGAACGGGCTGTCGCTGTCAGCTACAACGAGTTCGTGGCCAACGCTGTAATCATACACAGCGTCGGATGATATCAAGTAAGTCCGACGACGAGGACGTACTGTCAAGTTATGATAGGTCGGTGTATATTGGTCGTTGAGATCAGCGAAAGAGGTATATGTTTTGGTCCGTGACATTGCACTTCACTCCGTTTTACATGTTGGGGTTGGTCGAGAGCCAAATCCTGCCACGCCGGGTCGGGCTTGTCAAGTTTGGGGGTCAAGCCGTTGATTTTGCTGGGTTTTTTTGCTGTATGCCACTGTAAGGGGTTATAGTTTTATCTAACTTGACACTAGATAAACTAGATATTTTATCTATTTTATCTGTCGGTAAGCCACTGATATGGTTCATTTTATACATTTTATCTGTGGTTTTGGAAGTTATAGCGCGCGCGGGGGTGATGTGGTGAGGAAATTATAAGCTTACAGGCAATTTTTAATTTGAAAAAGGGCCACACGAAGCCATGAAATCATTCTCTAAAAATGGGTATAAAACAGATAAAGTAGATAAAACTAAACCTTACCATACAAGCTAAGCCCTTGGTTTCCCTCGACATCCCACCGAACTATACACTTCAAATGTAATGTTAGTGTATGCACAAATCCACAGATAAACTAGATAAAACTGCCCTGTTTTCGCCGTAAGTCATTGATATTACAACGTATAAACCAACCTTACATCCCCCCATTTCAGAGTAATCCCGCGTGTTGCAGCGCCATGTATAGCTATAAACCCCCGACGTATGGGAGCCGCAGGCGACAACACACAACTTTACATCTTCTCCAGACAAAGAAAAACCCCACCAGCCGAAGCCAGTGGGGTAGTGTCAAGTTAGGGTGTTGCGACCCAGAGTAGAACGAAGATAGTCAGGACAGCCAGTATGGATGTCAAGTTTGCTAGGTGTTTCATGATACGCCTTCCTTCAAGTTGGGAGGGAGCTTGCGCTCCCTCCCGGTTGATCTTCGACCTAGAACTTAGGGCCGGTTGCGGCGGATGTGGTTGCCTTGGGAGCTTCCACGTCCTTGACGGTATAGGCGGGGACACCGCCGAAACCCATCCCGAAGGCAAGATACTGGCCTGCGCCAATCACCTTCGCCTTGCGGGCCGCTGCTGATGCCGTGTCCTGAAAAGCCTTTTTGGCTTCCTTGGCGGCGGCATCAGCCTTCAACCATGCATCCGCTTTTTGGCGGACTGGGGCTGACATGTTCTCCAAAGGCATTTTGGTGAACTCGGCCTTAACTTCATTGCGCTTCATAGCCATGGTAATGCTCCACGTTATAAAGCCCCTAGCGATGTCAAAGAGCGGGACAGGGGCTTGTAGTCCCGTTCCCATCAGCGAAGCGGTGTTGCTTCGCTGACCTTTTCTTTATCCCATAAGCTGACGGATAAGTAAAGTTTAGGGGCCAATGCGCGCGGGCGCGCGGGCGCGAGCGGTAGGGGGGAGGGGGGCACATGGACTGGCCAAACGGAGGCCCCCCCATAGTGTAGTAAACCGCTCAAACCAAAGCCCCTAAAAACCAACGTGTAAAGTTAGCAGGTTAGCAGATTTGCTAACCTAGCAAACCCCCTTGTGCCTACACTTCAAAACAGCTAGCCTCCCCTAATGGACAGTCTCCCGCTACACCTGACCAAGTGGACCGACCGCCTCGCGTTCGATGTCGCGCTATGCCTTGAGGGTAGTGGTGACACGCTGGATGAAATCAAGACGCGGCATAAGATCGACGCCAATGCCCTGCTGGCCTTCAACAAGGACAGCATCTTCCTCAAACGTGTCGAGACATACCGCGACGAGGTGCGTGAAAAAGGTCTGTCGTTCCGGCTCAAAGCGCGTGCACAAGCGGAAGAACTCCTGACAACAAGTTACATGTTGATTCACGACCCGGCGGTATCCCCTGCGGTCAAGGCTGATCTCATCAAATCAACGGTAAAGTGGGCTGGACTGGAGCCAAAGGGCACAGAAGACCAGACGGCCAACACTGGTGGCGTCAAGATCATGATCAATCTGGGGACATCGCCCGCCGATATGCGGGTCATCGACGCCTCGCCTCGGGTTATCGAGAGCAGCGGTGACGATTTTGACTACGACTGAGGAATATGAGGGGTACAAATGCTACCGCGTGGCCACAGCAGAGGCGGCAAAGCTACTAGAGGCTGGGCTGACTGCCACTGGACGGTCGTTCAAGACCAAAATCAACATAACCAAGCGCCGTGGACGGGAGTTCCTCGTCCTTTTGCTGGATAGATGACATGGGCTATCCCGGTAATAGGTGGGTAACCCTCGTAGTGAACGAGCCGGGGCGCTATCACGCCCATATTATGCCGAGGGACGATGTCACGGACCACGAACCGTTCCCCGACTGCTGGTGCGAACCCGTTGCAGACCCGTATGAGCACGATATCTACATCCATAACGCACTAGACGGTCGCGAGCAGCGTGAGATGGAAAGAATGAGGCCCTGATGGCACTTCAGATCAACTATACGCCACCGCCTACGGGCAAACTGTTCATGGAAAGTGACGCCAAGATGCGGACCCTGATGGGTCCTGTTGGGTCAGGCAAGTCAGTGACCTGTTCGTTCGAGATCATCCGGCGGGCGTCGATGCAGAAGCCCGATGACCGGGGGGTGCGGCGCACTCGGGCAGTTGTCGTCCGCGAAACGGCGCGGCAGCTTGAGGATACGACGATCAAGACGTTCCTCGACTGGTTCCCACCGGGTCAGTGCGGGGTCTGGATGCGGACGAAGAAGACCTACTTCTTCAAGGTCGGGGATGTGGAGTGCGAGATCATGTTCCGGGCGCTCGATGACGCCGATGACGTGGCCAACCTCAACTCGCTGGAACTTACCTTTGCGTGGTTCAACGAGTGCCGGGATATCCACCCAGATATCGTTGACGCCATGTCCAAACGTATCGGGCGATTCCCGTCGGCCAAGGACGGCGGTCCCTCATGGCATGGGATGTGGGGCGATACCAACCCGCCGACTATGGACACATGGTGGTATTACCAGATGGAGAAGCTGGACCCCAAGGACGCAGTCAGCGCCAACGACAATGGCTGGGATGTGTTCAAGCAGCCCTCGGGGCGCAGTCCCTATGCCGAGAATATCGAGAACCTGCCGGACGGGTACTACGATACGCAGGGTCGGTCGGAGGAGTATGTCAGGGTCTTCATCGACGGTGAGTACGGCCTGTCAAGCGCCGGACAGCCGGTGTACAAATACTTCCGCCCTGACTACCACATGGCCAAGCAGCCCATACGTGGTATTACCAACGGGCTACGGCCCATAATCGTCGGTATGGACTTGGGTCTGACACCTGCGGCAGTCATCGGACAGCAAGACCCGAGGGGGCGGATGCTCGTACTCGCCGAGGCAGCGAGCTTCGACATGGGTGTTCAGCGGTTTGTCCGGACGATACTCAAGCCGCTGCTCTATGAGAAGTTCAGCGGTGCCCCGGTGCTGATCGTAACCGATCCTGCGGGTACGCAGCGGGCGCAGACCGACGAGCGCAGCGCCGTGGACATCATCAAGGCTGAGGGGTTCAAGGTCATTGCGGCCAAGACCAACAACGTCTCGGCGCGGATCAACGCGGTCGATGAGTATCTGATGCGGCAGGTGGACGGTGACCCGGGGTTCCTGCTCGACCCGCGATGCACTGCACTCAAGGCAGCGATGATGGGTGGGTATAGATATAAGCCGAAAGCTGATGGGGTCATCGATAAGAACAAGCACTCACATATCGCTGAGGCGTTGCAGTATCTGGCGCTCCACATGCACAGCGGCGGTGAGGCGGGGCAACTCGCTGAGCGGCGTGAAATCAAGCAGGTTGCAGCAGGTGGTTGGACGTGATACACCGGCACGGTGATACCACTGGAGATCGTGATGCCGGGTAAAATGCCGCCGATTGGCGCTAGTGTTGAGAGCGCCAAGCGAATGGAGAAACTGAACCTTGCTGAAGAGAAGGCCATGGGTCTTCCAGCAAAGCCAAAGGCACCGGCAAAGGCACCGGCAAAGGCACCGGCAAAGGTGCTGTCGTCGTCAGGTACCGGCTACGGATCGTTTAAGAAGTAATCTCTTCCCGATGTTCCTCCCCCAGACTGGCCCTCGGAGTGTAGTTCGCTATGACTCCGAGGGCTTTTTTGTTTGTGTGTTGCACACACAGACACACCGTGCTAAATTACCCAGAACATGTCTTGTTTAGGTGGTTGAGTGGCAGGTCTTACCTTCCTTCGCGTAGTCGGGAATGACGAACTTGTTCGTCAGGAGAAGGAAGCTACTGATCGCGCGCTTCAAGAGCGCCAGAATCAGCCGCTTATACTGGGGCTAACCGGCTACCTACGACAGTGCTGGGATGTGGCTGAGATGGCCAAGCGTCCTATTGAGCAGATCATGCTCACAGCCATGCGCCAGCGCAATGGTGAGTATGAGGCCGATAAGCTCCAGCAGATCAGAGGGCAGGGCGGCTCTGAGCTTTACATGATGATCACCGAGGTGAAGTGCAGGGCAGCGGAAAGCTGGCTGCGTGACATCCTGCTCGACAACGGGTCGCCCCCGTGGGACCTGAACGCAACACCCATCCCTGATCTCTCGCCGACACAGTCCCGTGAGGTGCAGAACAACTTTGCAGAGCGCGTTCTGGAGATCGTGCAGACTACGGGGCAGGCTCCATCTCAGGCAAAGATGTCTGAGCTAAAGGAGATGATCTCGCAGGATTACCGCTTTGAGATACTCCGGCAGGCGCAGAACCGCGCCGACCAGATGAAGACGAAGATTCAGGACCAGTTTGCGCAAGGTGGCTGGGGAACGGCGTTCAACGATTTCATCACTGATCTCGTTACGTTCCCGGCGGCGTTCGTCAAAGGTCCGATTGTGAGGCGGCAGCGGGCGCTAGGATGGAAGACCTCGCCCGATGGTCGCACCACAGTAGAGCCGATTGAACGGCTTGGTCCTGAATACGAGCGCGTCGATCCGTTTCGCATGTACCCTGAGCCGGGTATCAGTACCATCAACGAAGGGTATCTGTTCGAGCATCACCGGCTTTCGCGGACTTCGCTGTCTGATCTTATCGGTGTGCCCGGGTACGACGAAGACGCCATCCGCAAGGTTCTTGAGATTGGCAACGGCCAGTCGTGGATCAATGAAGACGTTGAACTCCAGAAGGACGAGGAAGAGCGCAAGTTTTACAGCTACATGCGCCCGACGACTGAGTACGATGCGCTGGAGTTTTGGGGTAAAGTCAGCGGTAAGATGCTCATCGAATGGGGCATGACTACAGACGACGTGCCTGATTCAGCACGGGAGTACGATGCCAATGTCTGGATCGTGGGCAACTACGTCATCAAGGCAGTGCTGAACTACGACCCGCTGGGCGAGAAGCCCTACGCCAAGACGAGCTTCATCAAGTGCCCCGGCGCGTTCTGGGGTAAGGGTATCCCTGAGATCATCGAAGACCTTCAAGGTGTGTGCAACGCTGCTGCTCGCGCACTGGTCAATAACATGGGCATTGCCTCGGGTCCGCAGGTCGAGGTCAACCTTGAACGCATCCCGGCAAACGAGGATATCACTCAGCTTTCACCGTGGAAAATCTGGCAGACTATCAACGATCCTGTTGGGTCGTCGGCTCCGGCTATCCGGTTCACGCAGCCTGACTCTCGGGCTACTGAGTTGATGGGAGTCTACGAGAAGTTCTCACGCCTTGCCGATGACCACTCGGGCATCCCAGCGTATGTCTACGGTGACCTGAACGTACAGGGCGCTGGCCGCACATCATCGGGCCTGTCCATGCTTATGGGCGCGGCAGGTAAGGGTATCCGGCAGGTAGTCATGCACATCGATACTGATGTCGTGAAGCCCATTGTCGAGCGTCAGTTCGTCTACAACATGCGCTACGACGACGACGAAAGCATCAAGGGCGACGTTCAGGTTATGGCGAAGGGTGCCATCAACCTCGCGGTCAAGGAGACCGTCAACGTCCGCCGCATCGAGTTCCTCAACGCAACCGCCAATGAGTTCGATATGGGCATCATTGGAGTGGATGGCCGTGCCGCGATCCTTCGCGAGATAGCCAAAGGGTTGCAAATGCCCGTGGACGATGTCGTCCCATCCCGGGAGAAGTTCGCCTACAACCAGCAACAGACGGCTCTCGCCGCGAGTGCTGCTGCCTCAATGCAGCAGACACAGCAGCCTGCGCCGGTTGCCACTGGTCCAAGCGGAGAACCCAAGGGTGGAATGGCGGGTAACACGGTCAGTAGCCGCGTAAGTGGGGCGGCGGCGTGATCCGACCTGACCCACAGGTAACGAAAGCTCTCGCAGCTTCCGTCCGGCAGTTTCCAATTCTTCTGAGTTGGCTGCGGGAATGGGAGATGATGGAGCTTCGTCGCCTACCAAGCGCGGTAGAACACACTGGCATTTATCAGGGCAGATGCCAAGTGTTGGGTGAACTGACGAAGTTTGCCTCCGATGCCCCTAATCTAGCGGCTGACTTATGAGCCGACTAATCAAGCTCACAGATTGGAGCAATTAACATGGCACTTCCAGAGCAAGTTCGTAAGCAGTCCGAAGCTGTGCAGGAGTTGTACAAGCAGCTTAACGGGGAAGCTGGCACAAGCGATAACGCTGAGGCCAGAGAGGAAACCGTTGACACTGCCCAAAGCACACCACAGGCTGACGCTGACGCTAACGAGAATGCTGCTCAGGCACCGGGAGACGAGCACACTACCGGCGCACCAAACTCGGAAGATGAGAACTCTGATACCTATGCTCAGAGATGGCGGTCCCTTCAGGGGTCGTACAACGCTACAGTTCGGCAGAAGTCTGAACTGGAGCAGCGTGTCTCGCAGATGGAACAACTGCTGGCGACTCTGTCTCAACAGGGTTCAACTGCCGCTCAGAAGTCCAAGGATACGGAACAGCCCCAGCGGTATGTGACGGATCAGGACGTAACTGAGTACGGCGAATCACTCGACGTGATGCGCAAAGTTAGCCGCGAGGAACTTGTTCCCGTAGCTCAGCGCCTTGCCCAGATTGAGGGTCTCCTCCAGCAGATGCAGACAAGTGTTGTCCCGCAGGTGCAGGCTGTCGCTCAGCGTCAGCAGGTATCGGCTGAGCAGCAGTTCTGGTCCGATCTGACGAACTACGTACCGTCTTGGCGCAACGTCAACGATGACCAAGGCTTTCAGTCTTGGCTCCTCGATGTCGATCCGCTGACCGGTGTTGCACGACAGACATACCTTGAAGATGCCCAACGAGCACTCGATGCGCATCGGGTAAGTGCGTTCTTCCAAACTTGGCTTGAGTCCACTGGACAAGCCTCTGTTGCTCAATCCACCTCCGCTGCTTCAAACGAGCTTGAACGGCAAGTTGCCCCGGGTCGCTCACGCGGTTCCAGTGCATCATCGTCCAAGCAGCCCAAGACCTATTCGCCCGACGACATCAAGAAGTTCTTCGATGACGTGCGGTCAGGTAAGTACAAGGGTCGCGAGCAGGAGCGGGATCGTACTGAACACGACATTTTTGCGGCGCAACGAGAAGGCCGCATTGTTGTAAATGCTTGATTAGAAAGGTTAAGTCATGGCGTTTCCTAATTCCCCCGGTCGTCCGAACTACTCGGGCAACTTCATCCCCGAAATCTGGTCGGGTAAACTGATCGAGAACTTCTACGATGCCACCGTGCTCGCAGCGATCTCGAACACCACCTATGAAGGTGAAATCCGCCAGTACGGCGACACCGTCAACATCCGCACCACGCCTGAGATTGTCATCCGTGACTACATCAAGGGTCAGGCGCTGACGGTTGACAACCCCGATAAGCCGAAGATTCAGCTTGTCATCGACAAGGGCGAGTATTTTGCTTGCGTCGAAGACGATGTTGATAAGGTCCAGTCGGACATCAACATGATGGACACTTGGTCGAAGGACGCTTCTGAGCGTATGAAGATCAAGATCGATCAGCGCGTGTTGACCGACATCCTGCCGGGTATCGGTGCTTTTAACAAGGGTGCTACCGCTGGCGAGCAGTCGGCTTCGTTCAACCTCGGCACCACCGGTTCGCCGTTGACTGTCACCAAGGATGGTGCTTCCGCGACCACGTCGGTTATCGACCTGATCGTTGATATGGGTACCGTGCTCGACGAAGCAAACTGCCCGGAAGCCGACCGCTTTCTGGTGATCCCGGCCAAGATGGCTGGCCTCATCAAGAAGTCGGAACTGAAGGACGCCTCGCTGACCGGCGATAGCGTCACTCCGCTCCGCAACGGTCGTCTCGGTATGATCGACCGCTTCACGCTGTATGTGAGCCACAACCTGTATGTGAGTTCGGGTAAGTACAACATTGTCTCGGGCCACAAGATGGGCTTCACGTTTGCATCGCAGATGACCAACATGGAGACCATCCGCTCTGAAACGACCTTCGGTAACATCATCCGTGGTCTTCAGGTATATGGCTACAAGGTTGTGAAGCCGGAAGCTCTCTCGACGGCTGTCATCCAGTTCTGATGGTGGGGGGCCTCGGCCCCCCATCTACAATGAAAGGTTAGAAGAATGGCTACTTATACTGACTCGCTCGGCTTCAATAAGGGCACCGCTGCGGCGTACCCGGATAACGGTCTGCATCGCCTGACCCGCATCGAAGTCGATCTTGACTTTGCAGCTATCACTGCTGCTCGCGCCGCCGCTGGTGCCACCGCTCTCGGCGCTGGCGACGTGCTCGAAGTCCTCCGCATCCCGGCAAAGACTCAGGTCATTGCTGTCGGTGTGGATGTTACCAAGGCTGAGGGCGGTACGCTGACCCTCGACGTTGGCGATGGTGTTGACCCCGACGGCTTCCTCGACGGTGTCAACGGTAACACGGCAGCAGGTTACTCATCGACGACGGTCACGCTGGTTGAAGGCGCACCAAACACGCTCTCGCCAGCTTTCGGTTTCGGTAAGTACTACAGTGCCGCCGACACCATCGACGTGACGACTGTGAACGCGGCTGATCTGGCTGTCGTTCGCGTGTGGGCTATCGTCGCCGACTGCAACTGATGAGCTTGGGGCTGTCATCTATATAGGGTGACAGCCCCATTCACCCTACGCAGAATTAAAGGCTTGAACGATGCCCACTAACCTCACTGGCTCCGCGATCAATGTCACATTTGGTCAGTTGATGCACGTCAACGGCGGTCCTGAAGCCACGGAAAAAACCCTCTATAGTGGTACCGGTGTGGCGACAGCCGTGAAGATTGGTACGGTCTCGACATCAGTCGGGAATATTCGCTTTAGTGGTAACACCATTGCTTCAACCAACACCAACGGCAACATCAACCTTACCCCTAACGGTACAGGGCTGGTGAGCATCACCAATGTGGCCTTTG